AAAAGACTTTCAATTGCTCTCGCAATTTTTTAGTCAGTTTGAATGATTCGATTTCTCCCTGAGTGGGCACTGCACTGTCAAATAAGTGGACGGCTGTTTGATCCTTTGGGTTGGGGACAGTAACTCCTCGAAATCTGTATGATGTGTTACTTTTCAATCCATGCCCAGTAAAGTATGCGTTTCGCATTACGTATTGAGCGGCGTGACTTTCAATAGTGGGAATGAGAATCAATTGCTCAACGTTGAACACTTTAACGGGTTCAACCTGCACGTTACACCCCGGTTTTGCGTTAAATCCCGCAAGCTTTGCAAGGATCTTGTCGCGTGTTGTCCTCGGAATATCGATAAGTTCGAGAATACGTTCATTTGATGGGTCTAATGTAATCTCTCTAAACTCAGCATCAACTTCGGCCAGGGGACAGTCATCACAAGATTTATTACATGAAACGCGGTACGTTTCCGGTAAGTCATATGGTGCAGCTGACTTTCCCGATACAATTGCATCAACTTCAATTCTTTTTCCAAACGTTGATGCTTCGCTAGCCATATCAAGTCGGACATGGACAAGCTCTTTGTTTACTTCTGTATTCTCGGGGTTTTCAACAAGTAATGATGCACGGTGAATCCGTGTTAACCACCCCCCGGGATTTTGCATCTGGGGTTTGTTGTGAATCCAATCGCCAACGTCTTTACCGTACCGTTTCGGAACCACTAATTTCTTAACGATGCCGGCAATGTCTCGTAATTCTCGAAATACTTTGGATTGCCCCTCCCGTCCCGCTTTGTCGTTATCATAGACGAGTGTAACTTCAAGCCCCCGAAATTCGTTGTTGTATTGAGATGGCCATGATCGTGCACCCGCCGTGGATGTAACGGTGGGAATTCCCATCGATATAAGTGCAAGTGCATCCCACTCCCCCTCACAGATGATAACATATCCCTCCTCTTTTGCATCAATCATTGCCCCGTATGGATACAGATGGGGAGGAGATCCGAATTTACGTTTTTCCTGGGGGTCAGTATGGTTTATCATCTTGGGGAATTTCGGATCACCTCCCGCCAAATACAGTCGAGCATTGACAATGAGACCGTACTCATTGATAACGGGGAAAACGAATCGCCGACCATTCCACCCAAGACGAAAACGTTTGATTGCTTCAATAGTTAAGTCTCTGTTGTGCAGCGCGTATCGTAATGCCATCGGTGTATTGAGTAAAGCAGTATGCCACGCTTTTATTTTAGTGGGGGATATAATTGGCTGAATGTAGCGTACAAATAACTCGATGGCTGCCTGTTTCAGAGATAATCCTTCAACTTGGGCATGGAACGAAACAATCGATTTCCCCCCTTGCTCACATCCATGACAATACCATGCACCAGTTTTTGGATTAACATGCAAACTTGGTGTTTTCTTATCATCGTGCAGTGGACATAACACACGGGGTTCAGTACTATCGTCAATCCATCGAATCTCTGGGAATGTATCGGTGTAATATTGCTTTGGATCAACAGTTGACTTTACATGGTGCACAAGTGAGGGCATAGACCTTGACCCTTCTTAATCTGAAAATGACGTCCCCCCGCTCTAGTGAACGGGGGAACATCATACTGCTACAAGGCAGCTGGAGAGAAAATCACTTGGTCTTTGCCTTGCACTCCTTGATAAGCGTCAGTACTTTGTCAAACGACCCGGCGACTTCGAGATGTTCAGCAATGTCACAGAGCAAGTCTACATAGGACTCGTAGTCGTAGGGATCGAACTCATGCGATGTGGCGAGTGTCTTGATCGCCTTCTTCTGGGAAGCGTTCAAGTCATCATCGGTAAACGAGACTTCTACGGTGCCGTCACCGCCGTCACCCTCGTCTTCCTCTTCGTCTTCGCCGTCATCGCCCCCACTTTCCTCCTCTTCGCCCTCTTCGACTTTCAGATCGTCGATGGGGTATTCGCCTTCGTCGCCGTCATCAAACGCGACGCTGACAGTTCCTTCCTTATCGTTAATCCCGTTGATCTCGCCAGTGTAGTCGGCTCCGTCGATTTCAACAACGCAGCGATGACCAATTTCCCAGCCATCCTCTTCGCCGTCTTCCTCTTCGTTTTCGCTGTCATCACTCCAATCTTCGAGATCCTCGGCATCAACGTCATCGCTGTCAAGCGCTCGGTTAAAGTAGACGTTCTGAATGTCCGAGTCGCCCTTTGTGCGAGCAGTTACTTCGGCAAATGTGCCAATGACCTCCTCTTCGAGCATGTCGGGAATGTCGGTCGCTTTTTCCGGCCAGTCGATGCCGAGTCGTGCGAGTCCGCCCCTGAACCACCCGAGATTCGTCTCATCTTCCATACCGTCGTGCTTGAACAGCATTCGCCCTTTGTGTTCGCCACTGACGATCTTCATCTGCCATGAACACTGGAAACGGCCCGATGATTTGCTGTGATTAAGTACTGCGGCAGTAATCTGAACTTGGTAGCGTCCATCGGGGATGTCTCCAAATGACGATTCCTCGACATCACCCCAGACGCCTTCGAGTTCCTCGAGCGACGACATTACGTCCACTGTTCCGTGCTCGTCGCCCTTTTTCACTGCCTTTTTTCGTGCTTTCTTGGCCATTAGGATTGGCTCCTTCAAACGTTTGAATGAACTTAGCGCCATCGAGTAATTCACGTTCCGAGCGACGCCTACTCGTTACGCGATCCTTTGCATAGAGACTTTCACTTGGATTAGTTATGAGTACACGTACCTCCTGGCGTTTGCCACCAACTTTAATTGACTTAAATCCACAATATCCGATCAAATCACAGAGGGGAATGAGCACATTCCATGCTGTTTTCGATAACGCCGGCATTGTTCGCTCGAGTTGTATAGATTTCGTGCGAACTGTTTTTATTGTTTCGTGGGCAATAAACACAACACCAAGGTCAAGTTTCAGAAGCAATTGGATATATGCGTGCATGGTTTTCCGAAACGCCGCCCACCCTTTACCGTATTCCGCATCGGACAATGCTTCAATTCCGAGTTGATCGCATACATGATCTTCACAGATATTTGCAAAGTCATCGACATGGTCAATAGCGATCATGTTATATGGTTTACATGCACCCGGCTTCGTCAATGCTCGTGCCACTTTCATAAAATCCTCAAACTTGTGACACTCAACTCGCATCGCTGAAACGAATCGTGTTCCCCTGTCTGTTGATAGGAACAGCACCCGCCCCAAATCTTTAACGAATGTCGTTTTGCCTACGCCTGGTGGACCATAGAACATCGTAATGTAATCGGTTATCGATGTCGCTACGAACGATGGTTCTGTGGGTAATTTGAATCCACTAGGCTTTACTCCCCTTTTCTTTGCAGTTATTTTCTTTCGTGGCGGCATTATTTGGCCCTTCGCTTTCGGATAATGGGTTCAGCAATTAACTGACGCGGTAAGAAAATGCCAACAATCGCTTTCTGGCGACGGAAGGCAACGAATCGAATTTGAATCTGCATTCCACTAATGCTGAACATGACAGCTTCACGGAGGAGAATCGTCTCGGATCGCTTGTGCAGCGATAACCATACAGTGATATCCGTACGATCATATCCGTTATACATCCCCAGCACTTTAATGATGCAGTAGGGAAGGTTATCGTTGTTCTTTGCTTTTACGATAACTCGATCACCGATGGTCATTGGGCGAATCATGCTTCCATTACTTCCTCGTAGTCGCCGCTCAACTCTTCGTGCCAATCGCTATGTTGCTCGAACAACATACCCGTCCCACGATCAAGACCCGTCGTACATACCTCGAGGTACGGACACGTCCTGAAAAACGCAGAGCATTCGGCATCATCTGGTCCCCACGATCGGGGATCAAGCGGATCACTTCCGTTGATAATCGCCATGAACTCAGCATGTGTTTGTCGCACTTCGTACTCGAACGCATCGATGTCTGATTTGTTGAATTTCAACGGCTGCCTGAAGAAATAGAAGTCAGGACGTGCTTCATAATCTTCAGCAATGCGAGCATTGAAGGCATCTGCTGTTTCTCCGGATTTTCGACGCAAGCTGCATTTACGGACGACATCATACAATACTTCATTAACACGAAGTCCAAGACCTTGTGTTGCGCCGAATACGTAAGAACGAACTTGCGTATCCATTGGCAATCGAGTAATGTATGCCTCACTGATTTTCCTTGCTGTCTTGTGTTCCACAACTGTGTAGCATTTTGCTTGTGGCTTAAGCAGCGTCACAAGGTCGATTTTGCCGGCGTAATCGAAGTCACCCATATCAACACGGAACTCGACTTCGACTAACTTGCGATTGATCGTCCAAATCCTGCGATCATCAGCATATGTGTGAGCATAGCCAAATAGCATTCCGTACAGCGCTTGGATTTCGGCGGATAATTTTTCAAAGTCATCGGGATTGTAAAGTGCCGATTGCTCGCGTGCTTCTGTCCATGCGGGATCGATGCGCCGCCGTGCAATACGTGTCATCCTTGCACGATTGCTACTGTACCAATCCCCTATACACCAGTGAAACAAACCGCCAATGAGAAGTGCATTATCGGGGATACGCTTTCGCAATCCCATTACGTACTTCCAGAAGAACTTACGCTTACATCGCCGAAACAATTTGATGGCACTTGATGTCCAGCAGATTCGTTTCGGCAATACGGGCGATTTGAACTGATGCTCACCAATCAATTGTCGAAGTTTGAGAGTTCGAGACACGTTTTTGCTCCAGTAAAGCGGAAACATAAATCATAACATAAGGGGTACGATTTGAAAACCCTCATTTTAGAATCTCGCGAATACGGTGTCCATTTTTCAGTTGATCAAGTATGAAGGTGGCAATTGACATCTTATTGCCAATGCACTCTAATACTTTTTCATCCACTGATCCCTCCGTGATAAGGTCGACATACGTAATAGCCTTGTGTCGTTCAGATCCGATTCGACGTGTTCTTCGCATTGACTGCTGTCGAGATACTACTTTGTGTGAATTGCTATAATACACGGCAGAATCAGCGACAACTAATTCATTCATGCCCACACCCGAATCAACTTGTCCGATGAACAGACGTACTGTAGGATCGTCTCTAAAGCGTATACGAGCGTTCTCTTTCTCTCGACGCTTCGATCCCATGAATTGCACAGTGGAAATCCCCCTATTTTGTGCAATTCGAGCAATACGAACGATTTCCGCAGTAAATGAACACCAGATTACAATTTTTGGTTTGATCCCCAGATAATAGGGGTTTTCGAGAAGGTCAAATAGTACATCCAATTTCGGGCATGGGAATTCATGGGTATCGTGATTCTCATCGTACAGAAATCCCGATGCGACTTGTCTCAATTTCGCAACTTGAGTGACAATGTAGTCGACTTCAATAATACTCCCCCCATTAAGCACTGTTTCAAACTCCGTAAGAATCTCCTCGTAGTGAATTCGCTGCGTCCGATGCATTGGTGCACTCTTACGATAGCGTCGTATAGGGGGCAGTGTAAGAACATCATCTTCATGCACATGGAACGATATTGCTGGGAGTTTTGAAGCAATCTCATCCTTCGCCTTTTTTCGTGGATACCAGCCGGGACCTGATTGTAAATAGTAACGTTGTTTAAAATACCATTGGGAGTTGCCAAACGTTTGACCGTTATCGATGAATAACGCTTGGGAGAATACATCCATCACTTCGTTTGTGATGGGTGAACCAGTCAATGCTAACCGACGTTTAATGTGGCGTGTTGCACGTATGACTGCTTTCGTTCGTTTCGATTCCCACCGCTTTATCATATGAGATTCATCGGCAATTACGGTATTGAACGGTGAGTGTTTAATCCACTCGTAAATGACCGAGTTCTTGACGAGATCATACGTAACAAAGAACCACTTGACACCAAAGTCGGACATTGCATTAATTTGATTGAGGCGATGAGCGCCGCTTTGAATGAACTCCATTTGGTGCCGTTCGACGCCTTCTAACTTCAATTCCGTATTCCACGTCAAGAAATCATCACGTCGGCAAATAACAAGGATGGGCCCAATCGCTGCACGTATCGCTACAAGCGTCTTGCCTGTTCCCGGTGCCATGAACAATCCCGCCTTACCGCCCTTTTTTCTCACGAATGTTAGCGCGTCTCTTTGATGTTGCTTTGCTTTTCGTGCCATGCATTTTACTCTGCCGCTTTAACATAGCGGCCATTTCGTCTTTGTTGATTGTGGGTGTTGGATCAACCACTGTAGCGTTTAACCAAATACGATCATATAAGCGGATAAGTGACTTTGGTGTCGTGGTCAACAAACATGAGAAGTCATCCCACCCAGATCCTGTGAAATTGTGACCGCCAACAATGGAGAAAATGGAGTCTTTTGTATTGAGCGGCTCGCATATGACACACTTTAAATGCGTCTTTGTTACTAGTCGCCATTCGATACCTCGGTACTGATCTGCAAATAGTCGAATATGATTCCATGTTTCGTCGGTGATGCCGTCAGAGCACCCAACAAGAAATCGATGCATTTTACCAATCGGAGACCGACTATTGATTGCAGTAAGAATACTTTCACCACCCCACCATTGCCCTATGCCGAATGACGAAATGCTAACACGACGCCAGCCACGTACATGAGTGACAAGCGACAGTACCATGTCGTTATACTCTTCAATCGTTGTTGCTGACTGTCGCACTTGGCTATCCTTGTATCTTCGGCAGATAGTCACGGACGTGACTGATAATATTACGAATCTCAGCATCGGCATATTCACTGCAACGCATAGCAATAATGTGTTGCCATTGACTTAGTGTTGCACTGAAGACAAGTTGTGTCGCCATTGCGTTTGGCAGTACGCCGCGGGCCGCACCGCGAGCTTCTTTCCGAGTATGGCCTTGCACTTCAAGTTGATTCGCTAGTCTCATGTATAGCGACTGTGACGCTTCATTAATCGCAAGCGGACCATTGTCGTTCGCAACCGTGAAGTCGGCGTCGCCAAGCAGTGGATGCCAACACATCTCCGCGTCCGATTCGTCACAGTATCGTGTACTGCGTTGGGAAATTGCTGTCCAATCGCCGTGGCGTACAAGTTCATGGGAAAAACCACGTGATCCCTTGAACCAGAACGTGAACCAAATTTCACTCATCGCTTTCGGGGGAACGAGACGTGACCATTGTTGTATGTCAAGACGGAATTGCCCCTGTGGGGGATTGAGGATTACACGTGGCGCAATCTTGTTCCCCCAGAATTGCAGATATGTTCCAATCACTTTTGCCTCTGAGGGCCATAACGTCGTCCGCTCTTCCCATTCGAGGATCGCACGCAGATTTACGGAGAAGCGTATACCGGCTTCCTCAATTGCAGTGACAAAAATACCTGGACGGTTAAGCAAACATGGAACGAACGCTGGCCATTGGTTGCTTTTCCCATGCAGTTGCAATGTGAAGTTTGCATGTTCGTAAATGGACAGGTGGCCAATGTCAAGTATGTGCTGATGAAACTCGGCTGAAGACCGCCCTTTACCAATTGAATCGTAACATACTCGACCAGCGATTTCGGACACAATTTCAGCGGGTGTACCAATACATTGGTCATCACGAGGTTTTCCCATTTGTGGGGGACAGATTACTTCCTTGTCGATGTTCGATCCAATGGGGCAAACATCTTCATGGAGGGGTATTGCGTCCTCATTCTTGTGTTGATCAGTAATTAAGCCACTCATGTCGTTCATGCCTCTATTTCCCAGTCGAAGACTGTAACAATTTGACGTTGTCCATCATCCCAGTAAACAATAGTGTATGTCTCTCCTTCTATGTCAGTGTTAAGCCCAATGATTCAAGCATTTATATCAACGGCAATAACTCGTACGGAGTCACCGATGTCACACTTATACGTTATCTTCTTCTCCGGCATTAGAGATTGATTCCCCTGATTCACCAGTTGTTTCAAGTTGAGGTAATGGAAGATACGCCGGCAGTTTACATCCAAGGGTTTCACAACGATGGCGAATCATCTCATCAACGACTTTGGCGATACCGTCAACAATTGACTTGTGCCGCCCATCATCATAACCGAATCGGTGGTGCAATAGTTTACTTCGCACTTTTTCCCATGGCACACCGTATTGAAGTGCAATGGATGTAATGGTGACAAGTGCATCTGTTAGTCCGCTGATTTCAGTTCCCTCCTTGGCAATCGAGATGAATATTTCCGCGGGCTCAGTTTCGTAACCCTCTTCTTCAAAAAACGAGACAGTTGTGAATGTTTTATAGCCACATATAGAGCGCTTGTGTGTTATGCTCCCCCGACTTTCAGGTAAGTGTGTTCTTTGTGGTTCATAAATCGTCATTTTCGTCTGTGCCTTTCTTCGTTTGGTGCTCGAAAACACGATGTAAAAAGTTGGTAATGATGCTGAGCGATGTTCTTGTAATTTTGGCAAGTGTCTCAGGATCATTTATCAAGTCAGGTGACTGTTGTAGTTCATTGATGATACGTATTTCTCCTATTGCCGTAGGCATTGGATAATCGCTCATATGCCCTGTTTTCCACAGAAATATGGCCGCTTGTTTAAGTCGGTGTCGCACAGCGCCCTCAGACATTCGGAATTTCATAGCGAGCTTAGCAATTGTCATCTCGCCTGTATATTCCTCGAATAGCTCGACGCTTACATCAAGTGGCTTTATTTCCCGTTTGGGGGGCGGTAATCCAAGTCGGCGAAGATGGTTGTATACAGTGACTGTCGATACGCCAAGTGCTGTTGCTACTTCAAGTACTGTCGATGCTTTCCGAACTTCACGCTTGAATCGTCCATCTGTGAATGTCCGCGGTCGTGACATACTATGCCTTCTCTGATCCACTTAGCCATGAAATCATTACTTTACGTTGTCGGCAACGCTCATCGGGTGTAAGTGATCGCCACCACTTACGAATCTTTTTGTGCTCGTTTTTCGTGGTCTGTTGGTGTTTCCTCTGTTGAGCGGCGTAATGTCGTTTCAGCAATTTCACTGTACGTTGATTCAAGCACGTCCCTTTCTTGGTTAAGATTACGGTTTTCTGGATTGGCTTTTTCTGCTGAGAATTTGTCACCATATCGTGTCCGAAGTTTGGCGATGTTCTGCGCCCACAAATCATGGATAGTGATACTACGTGAACGGCAGTACAGGGTAACATACCATAACAAATCACCAAACTCTTCGTCGAGATTCGGTATATCTGGTGGTATATCGTAAAAAATTGCCTTTTTTACCACGTCCATCATCTCGCCTGATTCAGTGGCGCAACCAATTATTGCGTGCAGCATATCACGACTTATACGTTTGACCTGAAAATGAGGCGAGCACAGTTGGCCGACAACATATGAGTGCTGGGCGAATGTCGCTTGGGGTGTTTGTCCTTCGGGCATAAAAATGGGCCCTTTCCCTGCAATATGTATGCTAAGCTCGAAATGTTTAACGGGGCTGAACATTATGCACTTTGCACAAGTTGAAGTTGACGCTGACGCTGCCCTTTGCGGGGCTTGGCCACAATACTAATGTTTTCGAGTAAACCAAAATCATCCATTAGCAGTACAAGTTGTTCGGCGTGTTTCTTGTCTTGTGCAGTAATGCCGTCTCCCTCACAAAGCTTGAAAAACGAGGACATGGCGTGGATGATTTCATTCTTACGTTGCTGTGGTTTACGCCGATAGTGTATTTGGCGATCGTGCGCTTTAACTCGGGTTTTCTTCTTCAGTTTGCGTTTCGTGAGTTGGAATCGTTCGTAGAACGTGAGCGGTGAGTAGTCATTTGCCATTTGTTTGACCGTTCCTTTCTTTTCCTTGATATAACGCGAAGCATTTTCTTGCCGTCAATACCCATTACTTGTTCGAGTGCTCGGACGAGATCGGGGAATTCGTGGGGGTGCATATAGACTACGTGTTGTATCGCTTCGCACAACTGGGAGCGTGCTACGAAATTCATCTTGAGTTCGTCGATCTCAACAAGTTCCCATATGGCGTAATACAGCTGGTTCATGCCCCTGTAATGCAGCTCTAGTCGCCTTTCGTAATCGATGGGGGAGAATTGTCGTGAGACTCGATGGAGGATTCGTGCTGACATGGTTTTCCTTTTTTCGTTGGGGTGTAAGGGTACGATGATCGTGAATCACGAGACGAGCAATACCATGTATACGTTGCATCCACGAATAACTCAAAGAATCGCTTATCACAGCCGATCCCCGAATCGTTGAGAAAATTAGCCCACGCCGCTCGAATAGCTCCGTATTTTTCGGGCGCAGGAACAGCACCCATATTTACTTCGGTAATGACCTCACGATCATTAAGCTCGAATGTGAGGTACCACTCAAGTTTGTTATGGTCGGGTACAGAAACGATGATGGTGTCATCACCGTAATTAAAAGTCAGATCCGTTCCGATGAGTTTTGCTGTTGTTGTGGGCATTGTTTTTTCCCCAGCACAAATTGTGCTCGTTTCCATCCTAGTATGTAGTCGTCCATTGCCTGTGTGCCTTGTTGTGTTACCTTCATCATCCTTTCAATTTGCTTGATACGTAATCGAAGCTGTTGCTCGGAGAGTTGGTCGAATTTACATAATCTCCCCGATGGTCCAAACTCCTTGAGTTCCTCTTGTGTTACGGGGAACGAAAGAAAACGTGCTTGAGCATCATTCGCCTTGTAAGTATGGAGGTTAATCTGGGTCACTATCTGATTCCGTTTCTGCCCGCAAGGTATGATGAGCATACAGAGACTGAACTCGTTTGTGGAGTTCGTCACTGATAGCGCCGAGTAGAAAAAGCATCATTTCAGTTTCGTCCTCGACGAATTCCTCCAGGTTGTTCATGTGGAGCACTGCGGGGATCATAAACGTCATAACGCCACCAAATATGTCGATCGTTTCCTTCTCAGTGCTGGTAAACTTTGGCTGCTTTGCAAGTTCAGTACATTGAAACAAGTAGGTAGCCGAGTCGCATGTATTTTCCAGTATCTTGGCGAAATTTGGGTTCTTGGCATTGCGGAATACGCCATTCCGTTTTACTACTTGTTTAAGCCTTTGAACTTCTTTGATTGTATACGTTGATTGAGCACTTCGGGGGATTGACGCCCAATAGGACATAATTAGTCACCTTATTTGCCATGAAGTAGGAGCGGGTAGCGTCGTACCAATCACAGAATGGGCAGTTTGGAATGCTGAGCCCGCAGTTACTTTCCATCATTTACCTTCTCCCTTGCCGGCGGCAGCGGCTCGATGCTTTCCGAGCATGTCGCTCTCTTCGCAGGCCCACCAGTACACATGCCGGCCTTTCGACCATGCGAGGCGATCAAAGCAATCCGGACAGAGCACGGTGTTCGGTTGCCCGGTTACATCGTTCCATAGCTGATCTGGAGCGGTCCAGGCGATAGGTTGGCGTCGTCCGCACCGATGGCAGTATTCCGCAATCAGCCTGTGATGAGCGAGCCATTGTTTCCATCGCACGCGAAACCACGAGAGTAGCTTCATTCCTCACCCCCTCCACCGCCAGTGGCGGCACGGGAATACGCCTTGATGCGCTCCGCGTCGGCCGCCATTTGCGTGGCATATTCCAGCGCGAACCGCAACCGTTCGACCTCGGCTTCGAGGGCGGTGATGCGGTCTACAAAGCCATTGATCCAATTCGCCACATTGACAGCAGACGGTCCTGAATACCCACTGGTGATAATTGTGTCCCCAATGGCAACCGCTGCGGGACCGAGGATCACTCCCCCGTTGACAGCAAACGACATTTGGGGGAAGGTAACGTAGGCTCGATGGGGGGTCATGGCTGAGTCTCCACATTAATCACCCCCTCCACGCCTGAACGCCTGAACGCCTCCTCGGCGGACACGGGCGGAAGGCGTACCGGGGCAGAGTAAGCATTGCGATAGAACAGTGATATCGGAGCGGCCCGTTCGAACCTCCGACAACTACGTGGGGTGTCTGCGGGCCACCAAAGAGCACAGCCGAACTGGTGCCCCTCGTTGTCGCGGACCATGTGACGGCACTCTTTGCAAAGATGGCAGCCGTAGCTCATCGTTCACCCCCTCCCCCACCGGCGGCAGGGTCATCGACGATCTCCTTTGTTGAGTCAAAGTACACTTCAAATCTACCGTCAGCATAAAGAAATTGGGTTTGAATCAAGTTACTTGGATTAGGCATAATGCGTAGCATGGTTTGTCTTTTCGTTTTGTCGACTAAAAATGATCGCATTAGGGATATCCTTATAAGGGGATATACGATCGATTAAAAGCATCGATCATCATATGTGATATGGTACCATTTAGCAGCTCCCAAAGTTTAATTTATTTGCGAGTCTAGTTGTGTTTGCGTGAAATCGAATATACACACAAATCGACAGAAATGCCCTGTTTTATAGGATAAATACCATGCTTAATGAAAAAGTGTGTTATTGCGTGTTGTTGTGTGTTATTCTGTTGTTCATGTCTATAAAATAAACGTATAATATAATATAAAACGGCTAAGAAAGCGCATTAACGGGGGGATAAGCGGGGGAAGTTGAGTATCAAAGTTTATTATTGGACTAATTAGATCGTAAATTTATTTAGATACTTGATCTAAAAGCGTAAACTAACAGTGCGGGGTGTTGTGTTTTTTTCCATCATTAGATCGAGTATCGAAATAATTTTCTAATCTAATCAGTAGAATAATAAACTTTGGGTGATCAATGACGGGAGTTTAAAAACGAATTTGAATGGACTTTATTCGTTGTAATTGTGGCTGCTGTATGAGTATACGTTGTGTAAAATATGGGATGGTAACTAAAGTGATGACAATTGATCCTGGACTTACGGAGTGTGGATGGGCCGTTTTCGACATTGACCACGAACGCCAACAAGGAATACTTAAAGACTGCGGCGTTATTCGATGTCGAATCGGTGACTGGGTTATGCGGCTTGATTTCGTTGTTGACCAAGTCGCGGATTTGTTGGATTCATGCAGGACTGAGCGTGTTGTGATTGAATTGCCTCATACGTATGCAGCTGGGAAAGGAACAGTGGCACGAAATTCGGGGGCAATTATGAAACTTGGTGCGCTTGTCTTTTCTATTCGCAGCACTGCTTTGATGGAGGGCGTTGATGTAACGCTTGTATCTGTGGCGAAGTGGAAGGGGAATTTGCCAAAAAAGATTACGCAGAAGCGTATCCGAACGCGGTGGGGATGGGAAGGAAAAAATCATAATGAAGCAGATGCTGTTGGTATTGGCGATTGGTATATTCGTAAATCGCTACGTTTTACCCCAGGAAAATAATCCGTGAAAAAATGCTGACAGCCCGGTGGATTTCCTCCACAATCACAGCGTATTGTTCCTTCGTGTGCATGAGGCCTCTATGCCTGGTCGAAACATTGGACCAAGATCGAAAGCGGGTAAGTCGCGTCAAAAACCGATGCGAAATGGCCGTAGTAATGGACGCACCGTATTCACTCCTCTTGTGATTGAATACGTGGCTTTTCGTATGGTTTGCCGAGAACGAAAACATAAGATCGTGGCATCAGTTTGTCGTATATTACGACGTAAAAAGATGAACGCCGGCCAGATGGAGCGGATGTTTCGTGAAGCAAGGCAACTGTTGCAGACACGCCTCGATCAAAATCCGCGACACCATAAAGCAATATCGCTGGCGACATACAACGAAGCAATCCGTCGTGCTTTCAAAGGCGAAGCGGAATTACGCGACGGTTTACGAGCACAGGAGCGAATTGATGCAATTCTTGGACATGATGCGAAATTCCGTGATATGCAACTTGGAGATGCAGAACGTGCTCGAATGTGGAATGAATATATTGCTGAAACCGATGCACTAATGGGCAGCATTGATGATGGAATTGAACCAGAGGAGGGTTGACTTATTGTCGCCGTGTTAACACCACGATGGACGCCAATGCGTCTGCATCCAAAGCAGCGTGCATTTTATCGATCTCAAACTCGGTATGATGTCGCTCCGTGTGGACGTCGTTCTGGTAAGACGGAAATCGTTAAGCGAAAGATGGTTCGTCGTGCAATGATGCGGCAACGTTTTCTTGATCCGTGGTATTTGTTGACGGCACCAACACACGATCAAGCAATCCGTCTCTATTGGCGTGATGTCAAGAATTTGATCCCCCGATGGGCGGTCGATCATATCAGCGAATCTCGACATACTGTCCGTCTGTTGAACGGCTCAGAAATATCAGTGATGGGGCTAGACAAGCCCGAACGTGCAGAGGGGCGTCCCATCGACGGCATCGGTCTTGATGAGTTCGGCAATATGAAGGCGTCCGTATGGGAGGAGCATATTCGTCCGGGACTTGTCGATCATCAAGGATGGGCGATTATCTTTGGAGTTCCTGAGGGGAGAAACCATTATCATACGTTGTACGAGACAGCAAGTGCTGATGATTCGGGATACTGGTCAGTGCATCACTGGACAACTGAGGAGATATTGCACTTGTATCTAGGTGAACATGCTGCTAATGCCGAAATTGAGGCAGCAAAGCGTGACATGGATACTATGACGTATGACCAAGAATTCCGGGCGTCATTCGTTGTATTTGAGGGGCAGATTTACTACAACTTTAATCGAGAAGTTCACGCTTGTAGCAAAATTCCGTATCTAAAGCATGCACCACTCATTATATGCCTTGACTTCAACCGGGCTCCAGGTGTAGCGTTGATTGTGCAGGAGATAGGAGAACAATCATGTATCCTTGATGAAGTCTATATTCCTCGTAATTCAAACACGGTAGCAGTGTGTAGAGCAATCATCGAGCGATACGGCAAACATAAGGGGCATATCTATGTTTATGGTGATGCCACGGGGGGCGCTCAACACAGTTCATCAACTGAAGGATCTGATTGGAATATTGTAGAACGTATGCTACATCGTCACTTTGGGATTGATCGAGTTCATTTTCGTGTGCCGCATTCTAATCCTTCAGAACGTGCTCGTGTTAACTCAGTAAATTCACATTTTAAATCAGTGGATGGTTACATCGGTGTCCGTGTGGACAAGCGTTGTATTCATACTATCCGGGATTTTGAGGGTGTCCGGGCATTAGAAGGAGGATCGGGCGAAATCGATAAGAAGCGGGATAAGAAATTGACACACTTGTCCGATGCTTGGGGATATTACTGTGCTCAAGAGTATCCTGTAAGCGGCGGACGTAAGTTAACCATCGAGGAAGTAGCATGACGGCAGCTCCAATTTTATTGTCCACAACCGTATTTAATCAGACTTCAGCAGAGGGGGAACAGCGTATTCGGTCGCTTGGATTTTCACGGCAGCGATTCATTACTGAGCACACATACATTGCTCAGGTATGGAAGGATCAGTTCGGTCCAGGTGATGAATGGAAAAAGAAACTGGCGGAAATTCCGAAACCACAGCGCCTTGATGAAGTTGTGCTCGACTATTCACTGATTGCGGATGAGATGATGGCAATTCCGCCCATGGACAAGCTCGGAAATGATGAAGACGAAGATCACGTCGTTTGCCTGAATTATGAGGATTGCCATGCATTATTGGATTGGCAAGCGAAAGATGATGATAAACGGCGGTATGCATTGGGTATGCATGCTGGCGTAGTTGGGACAGCGCAAGCGTACTTGACGCCATCTCGTATTTTTGGGACATGGGGAACAGCGAAATGTAGACGGGGGGGAAAGCATACTATTTCGTCGTGGCGAAATGTGGCGGCGAGAATGTGTCAATGCGCTCATATATCTGGTTATTTCAACAACCATAATGTCGAAGAATGGTCGTGGCTGAAAGCACAAGTCGCTAATGGGTTGCAGTGGCCATATGTGCGACTTCATTTGTATCATCGCTCTCAGAAACATCATATTCTGCTGAATCCCGACATACTCAGTAAACAAGCATCGATGTTCAAACAGATGGTTGGTGAGTTTGGCCATCCAGATGCAGGCATTGTTTTCTGGGCGATGGACAAGTGGGGAGTTATGAAAGGACAGCCACAGCACGAGATCGATCAAACGTTTTTCGATGCCTGCAAAGCAATTCGAGATGGCATTACTGGATAAGGAGTTGTATCCGTGAATCGAGGACTTGAAACTACATTGCTTGCGTTAGCGCTCGTTATACTGACGGCGCTCATTCTCATCTTTGCTCCCGACAAACACAAGGAGTGGATGGCAGCCATTCCGATTGTTATCGGTGCTGTACGTTTATTGTTCGCATATGGTGTAACCAAAGATACGACACGAGTGGGCAGTTTTTTCTTGGTCGCTGCACTCGGTATTACACTGATCCTTGGCGGGTGTATCGGCACAAGTAAGTTTGAGGCAGAAACAGAGCAAATTGCGTACGTTATCGATGAAAGCGGTAACGAAGTGGAACAGCGTATCCCCGTAAAAATCAAAGGCGAAGGGGTGCATGCTCCTCACATATACGCGAACGAGTGGGGATTGCATATTACACCCGAACCATCGAGCGATACACAGATTACAGCAGAGGAGGGGCTGCTTATTACTGGGGATCGCACTGCCGCCGGCATTGCTATTATGATGAAGAAGGGGGGTGACGTTGCCATTACATATGGGAGCGATAAGCTAGTCACTATCGGAGAGGCGTCATATGATCCCGTAACTGGCGCGTTTACACTTACGAATCTTGGCGCTGATCCGACTGCAAAGTTTCAGACGCTTATGGAAATAGCGCTTGCACACTACGATCAAGCGGAACATGCGACTGGAGCTCAAAAGGAAGCCATGATTGCAATGGGGGATATGCTTACTAAAGTTGCCAAAGCGTATTTGACAGCAGGCATATCTGAACTTGCCCCTAATGAGACTGTCGTTCAACCGCCGATTGAATCAATCCCATAGAGACCTTTCTCTTCTTTTCCTCCTCAATTGCGCCCCGCCCGATACACAAAGTGGGCGCAGTCCCCCAGCCGTCGGTGGGCGGCTGAGGGGATTTCTCAAATCTGGAGTATCTAATGGCAGTAACTGGGACATTACCGAACGATAGCGATAAAGTCGACGTCCAATCGGTGTCATATCAAGCAATGTCTGAGAAGTGGAAACCGCTTCATGCATTGCTTGGCGGCACAAATGAAATGCGTGAGCGGAAAGATACGTATTTACCACGGGAGGAAAAAGAAACAAAGAATCAGTATGATATTCGTGTAGCCCGGTCGTACCTGTTTAATGCATACGGTGACACAGTTGGCAAATTGTCCGATAAACCATTCACAAAACCAGTAACAATTAGTGGCGCTGAAGGTGTTGACTGGATTGAGGAAATTCAAGCTAATGTGGATGGCGTGGGCACCGAAATATCACAGTTTGGTCGTGAACTACTTAATGCGTGCTTAGTATACGGCAAAACTCATGTCCTTGTCGATTTTCCCTTTGTCCCGGGGGGGTTGACAATGGCGGAAGAAAAAGAGTTGGGCGTCCGTCCAACGTTTGTGCACTACACAGCCGTACAATTACTTGGATGGAAAAGCGAAGTTGTCAACGGTAAACGTCGACTTCTGCAAATTCGCTTGTACGAGGTGCAAGTTGAACCAAGTGGATTGTACGGTGATTGGGAAGTTGAGTATATCCGTGTATTTAATGCGCCAGGCACTATTACTGAAGATAACCCAGACGGCAAAGGTACATGGGAGTTGTGGCGAAAGACACCAAATGATGATGAGTTTAAACAAGACAAGGTTGGTACTCACACATTCGGCGAAATCCCGTTCATTACAATCTACGCTGAAAAGACGGGATTTATGACGGCGGAACCCCCGCTGTACAACCTCGCTCAACTGAATATTGCTCATTTCCAATCGTACTCTGATTATCGTCATGCACTTCGTTTCCAATCGTTTGGGATGGTATTTATTTCAGGTATCACCCAGGAAGAGGCAGATGATGTTACGGCTGTCGGACCAAACCGTCTGATTCATGCAAAAAATCCTGAAGCAAAAGCAAGCGTTATCGAACATCAGGGAAAAGCACTCGCTGCTGCTCGCGAGCATTTGAAAATGCTTGAAGAATTGATGCAGGTGCTTGGATTACAGCCCCTTATGCAAAAATCGAGCAGTACGGCGACAGGTGAGGCAATACGTGAAGGGAAAAACAATGCATCAATCCAGACGTGGATTCGTGCAATCGAAGCGGGCATTTATGCGTGCTACGAATTCGCAGCAAAATGGGGAAAACAAGAACTGCCCTCTGATTTCGGAGTTGACATCTTTAGTGATTTTGCCTTGTCATACGCTGCCACTAAAGATATTGAACTGCTATTAAAAGCAAGGGAAAAGGGCGAAATCTCGCGTGAGACGTTCCTGTACGAACTCAAACGTCGTGCTATGCTTGATGAAGCAACGGACATCGATGAAGAGATGGAACGTATCGATCAAGAGGGGCCAAAATTATTTGAAATTGGTCTTGGAGATAGTGGGGAAGATATGGGCGGGGATAAAGATGGAGACGAGGAAGACGAGGAGTAAATCATGCCAAGTTTGCTGAAGGATCCTCGTTATATTCAAGCAGCTTCGTCAGTGAATGATACGTTGGCGAATGCTGCTATTCGTCACAGTGTTTATCTCGAGCACTTTAAGACGGGTGAAGTACGAAAGATAATAACACTGCTTAATCGTGATGTCTTTCCAGACATTATCGAGAATTATGGGCGACGGCTGAGCAATATTGCTACTCGAGGATTCGACACTGGTCCAGCAACAACGCAACGTATAGCGAACTTGGTAAAATCAACACGAGCACAGATTGGTGCTGGTGTGCAGCTCGCTGGTGGTACACTCGTTAAGGACATGAAGGATTTTGCATTAACAGAGGCAGAATGGCAACGTGCAATCCTATCGAAATCTGTTCCTTTAGATTTGCAATTTACTCTTCCTTCTGTGCAGCAATTACGTAGCATTGTGACAGCACGTCCGATGCAGGGGGCATATATTAAACAGTGGTTCGATTCGCTTAGTAAATCGTCCCAATTGAACTTCGTTCAGCAATTGAATATTGGACTAGTGCAGGGGGAATCTGTCCAACAGTTAACACGTCGTCTTGCAAGTAAAGGGGGTGTTCTTGATCAAACACGTCGGCATATCCAAACGCATGTTCGTACAGCGGTCAACCACGTCTCAACTCATGCACGAGAAGCAACGTATGAAGCAAACGACGATGTAATAAAAGCCGTGCAAATCGTTGCTACACTTGATGCACGAACGACTGATATCTGCATGGCGCAAGACGGGAAGACGTATCCTATTAACGAAGGATGGCGTCCACCTGGTCATCATCAATGCCGTACCACAACTGTCCCCATAACAAAAAGTTGGAAAGAGTTGGGCATTAAGGGGTTAGATGCTCCTCCTGCTGGTACACGAGCATCAATGAACGGACAAGTGCCTGCACGTCAAACGTACGGTGCGTGGTTGAAAAAGCAACCGAGAAAAGTACAGAATTCAATACTGGGCAAAGAACGAGCAGAGCTATTCCGTCAAGGCAAAGTACCGATTACAAAGTTCGTTGACCATCGGGGTAAATCGTACACACTCGAACAACTGCGTCGGAAAGAGGGATTACGTACTGTACATGAGCAAGCACCGATCCCCACTGACCCCCTTATTTTACAGGAGGAAATTAACGATCTTCTTGCTCAGTTGCAAGTAGCGACAGATCCCAAAGTGAAGAAGCGTCTTCGTGCAGCGTTGAGGAAGCGTGGTCATAGGGGTGGCTTAAAAAAGACGACCGTTAAAAAGAAAACGAAAAAGAAGGTAACGCCTAAACCCCCCATTACATCGGATAAACCCGATATTCCAAGACGTGGTCAACCTGATCTACCCAAACTGCCCGAGCAAGCATTGACGGGCAAGCAAGTAGAAACAGAGGCACGAAAGTTGATTGCACGTCGTAACGGGTTATCTGAGGCGCAACTCAAGAAAACTCGTGCATCGATCCGTCAACTTGAAAAGCAGCGCGATAGTATCGCTAAGCAAATTGAATCGAGGTATCTCAAAGGTGAGTTGGGGGATTTGAACGCTCAGATTAGCAGTGTTCGAGCTGGAAGAATTAGTGGGCAATTAGCGGAAAGGGTCACACAAGATTATCGCCGTGTAAATCGGGGAATGCAGGCAGAAATTAGGAGTCGCACCTCTCATATTAACGATCAAATCCAATCACTTAAGGACTCAATGCGGGTGAACATGAAAGGGGTAAAAGAGGAGATTCACGCGCTACTTCGTGTACCTTTATCTGAGCGATCATTAGTCAAAGCATTTTTTGAACGTAGCATTACTAGTCTGCATGTTCAAGAAGACATCAAAGAATCAAGCAGATGGCTTAGTAATGTCCTGTCAAAAAGGAGTGTTAAGCACGTGGGCGTAAATGCGGGGCAATTGATAACAGGGGGACGTCCATATCATAGCGTGGGAACGATTTACATTGCTCCTGATAATGGGCTGAAAACAATCTTGCACGAAATTGGGCACTTGCTTGAGTTCCATAATCCGAAGTGGAAGCGTGCAGCGAATGCATTCTTATCCAAGCGTACAGCGGGGGAACGCGCTCAATCACTAAGAAAACTTACAGGATTATCGTATAGAGCGGATGAAGTTGCGAAACCTGATAAGTTTATTCAGGCTTATATGGGTAAGATTTACAAATCACCATCTACTGAAATATCATCGATGGCGTTAGAAATGCTGTACGCTGACCCGGTTAAGTTATTACAAAAGGACCCGGAAATGTTCAGGTGGATTGTGGATATGTTACATGGAGTAGAGATATGAGTCGCGTATCAATTGAAACTCCTCTGGGGGATGCAGTTATTGAGAACGGCCAATGGGAATCCGAAGATAATGAGTTCCTTGAGATGGTCGAGGCGGTACAAGCATGGGTGGATGAGTTTGAATCGGTGGGGCATATTCCGGATACTGATGAATTTTCGGCGATTCGTGTTGTTAATGAACTTGGGGGTAGGGTTGTTTCGATTGGGGGAAGAGAGGAGTTTGTCAAAAACCGGGTATATTAGAGGGAACTTCTAGATCTTTTCTTATAAAAAAGCTGCTAGGCGTACCCCCTCGATATAAAATTTACGCCGTCCAATAGATTGCGAGAGGCAATCTTGATTTCATAAACCCGAACGGTAAATGAGATGTTTACCAGTCCAAAGGCGAGATGCCGAGGAGTAACACAATGGCCCTTATTCCTGTGATTGACCAAGAGGCGTATGATGCTTTGAACGAGACGATCAAAGCGGAGTACAAATCGAACGATGGCGGCAATTTCATCTTAGATGTAACGCCGACAAATGGATTTGAGTTGCGTGATACTAGTGCTCTTCAAAAGGCACTTGGCGAAGAGCGAACGGCGCGGCGAGCTGCTGAGACAGCAGTCAAAGCGTTCGGTGACATTACCGCTGAAGAAGCGCGAGAGGCGATTCAGAAGGCGAAGAATGCAAAAGCTCCGAAGGACGTAGACGAGGCGGTTCAGTCCGCGCTCGCTGAAGCACGAACTCGCCACGAAAGTGAAACGAAAAGCAAAGACGATCGAATCACTGCACTGACGAGGCAACTTGAAACTGCGCTCATCACAAGCGAAGCGACAAAGGCGATTGTGGAAAACGGTGGTTCGGTGGATCTGCTACTTCCGCATGTTAAGTCGTCAACTCGTATGAGAGAAGGCGATGATGGTAAAGTCGTAGTCGAAGTACTTGATGGAAACGGCAATGCTCGTTTTAACGCGGAAGGCAACCTTCTTTCGATTGGTGAAAAAGTCGGCGAAATGAAGGGTGTAGATGCATATGCACCGGCGTTCAAAGGGACTGGTTCCGCTGGGAGCGGAGCTGGCAGTCAGGACAGTACAGGCGCAAATAGTGCCGGTATTAAAACCGGTAGCGCTGACTTTCAGAAATTGCCCCCCTCCGAACGTCTCAAAGCAGCGCGGAGGCAAGGGTAGAAGTAGTCGAAAGGAAAACATCCATGGCGCTCACGCTTGTTGAAGCTGCGAAGCTCCACTCTGGCGACGTTGTTCGGTCAGCAGTGATTGAAGTATATGCCCGTTCTTCGGATATTCTTCGTGTACTCCCGTTTGACAACATCCCCGGCAATGCGCTTCGTTACAATCAAGAGCAGACGCTTCCCGGCATCGGTTTTCGTGGTGTGAATGAGGGATACACGGAGGCAACCGGTATCATCAATCCCGTTACGGAATCGCTTGTGATCGCTGGCGGTGATTTGGACGTGGACAAGTTCATCGTCCGTACGATGGGCGTAGACCAGCGTTCAACACAAGAAGTGATGAAGATCAAGTCGCTCGCCCATCGCTGGACGAAGACATTCCTCAAAGGTGATACGGCATCGGCAGTTAAGGAGTTTGACGGACTTCAGGTTCGTCTCGTTGGCAATCAGTTGATTAACGCTGGATCGACTTCGGGTGGCGATGCTTTGTCACTGGCGAAACTCGATGAACTTATTGACGCAGTAAATGATCCGTCTTATCTGATTATGAATAAGACGATGCGCCGCCGTTTGTCAGCAGCGGCTCGTTCTTCATCTGTAGGCGGTTACATCACGTATGAACTGGATGAGTTTGGCCGTCGAGTAACTAAATACAACGATCTGGACATCTTGATCGCTGATGAAGACGAGACGGGTACACAGATCTTGCCGTTCACGGAGGCCAACCCCGGTGGTGGAGCTGCTGCGTCAACGTCGATCTATTGTATCTCAGTCGGCGAGCAGAAACTCAGTGGTATTCAGAACGATACGATCGAAGCGGAGGATCTTGGTGAACTCGACACCAAGCCGTGTTACCGTACTCGTGTCGAATGGTACAATGGTATTACTGTTTACCACCCGAAGGCTGCCGCTCGTCTGAATGGAATCAAGAATGCGGCTGTTAGTGCATAACATCAACTGAGCGGCATATCCACTGAACATGGGCTGTTTAGTTTGATTATCGTCTAAACCGTAGGAGGTTTTTCAAGTGACGACAACCATCAAAACTACTTCGATTGCAGTTGATAGCGGGGGCTCCAAGAAAGAGCGACAAGTGGCGGCTGCTACGACATTCTCGCCGCTTACAATTACATGGACAACTGCTGAACCTACGACAGGTGATGCGCTCACGATTGCGGACGGGGCGACTCCGACCGTGGCGGAGCTTGGGTCTTTTGCGGCTTGCATTACGCCGAAAGTGAACGCTCTTCTTGCGGCATGTAAGGCGCATGGCATTATTGCCGAATAATGGAACTAGTCCTCGGCATTGTGACTGAAACTAATACCGCAATCCCTTAGGAGATTTAAACAATGGGATCCAAAGCGGACATGAACTTCACATTTGACAGTGATCTCGAATTGAAGGACGCCGGTCTTGTCGCGGCATCCGCGGCAGCGACTGTTAACGGTTCAGCGCAAATCCTTGATCTGGGTGATGCGTTGATGCAAGGCATGGTTGTTATCGAGGTCAGTGCGATCGAAATTGCCTCCAACGACGAGGCGTACACAATTGTAGCTCAGTTCTCGTCTGATGCTGACTTCGGAACTGCCGGGAACATTCACGATATGTGTCAAATGCATCTTGGCGCCAAAGAGACGAAGCTGAGTGACTGTGATAAAGACGATGAGGCTGGACGCTATCTGTTGCCCGTTCAGAATTGGGAGGATGGCACATACTACCGTTATATGCGGCTTTATACCGTAGTTGCTGGCACCATCGCCTCGGGTATCAACTATCGGGCATTCCTGTCGAAAGGAAGTCTTCAGTAGTTGATGACCTCTATGTTTCTCGTAAATAAGGAGTGGGGATTGCATGAGTAATCCCCCCTCCCTTTTACCCACTGACGGAGTTTTTGATATGATTACACAAGATCACGTTGGTCCGGACGGTAAAGTATCGATGACGTACATCGGTGAAGACGCCAAACCGAACCAAGACCCGATTCGTGTATGGCCTGTGGACGCTAACGAGATGTTACGTTCTGGGCATTACAAACTTACTGAAGGTACTGTAAGTGTCCCCCTTCCGCCGATTATTCCGACGTTCAAAACCTTGATGACGAAAGCGCACGGTGACCTTATCGAAATGGCGGCATTGGGGGGTGTTCCTGGCGTTACAAAAACATCAGCAAAAGAGGAAATCGCTAACGCCATCATTAATCACTTTGCCATCAAGATGGGGTTTGGCCCACAACACCCTCAAGGATCTATGGCCGAAGATACTGATGAAATTTCGGCCCCAGCAGCACCATCGAAAAAGGTGGGAAAGGAAACCACCAAGAAACGTGGTCGTCGTGCAACGAACGGTAACAAGGGCACCGACACTAATGAAAATGAAGAAGGATCTGATGACCCCCGGACGTGAAGTAAGTTCGCGAGCTGTGTCAGTGGGTCCTGTGGGTGTGCCTCGCAGTCCATGACAAGGCACGATGGGTGGCGGGGTTCTTTTTATAAGGACGAGGAACCACTATGAGTAATGAACTTGGCGAAAGACTTATTGAGCTCGATGGTCCTGGGGGACGTCGGGTTATTACACTAGAAGAGTATCATCGGCGGTACAAGTCGAACGTAAAATATCGTCTTGCTAATCCGTCGGACTACAACGACGATTACAAAGACGGTATTCCCGACATTCCCGCTGCCATCAAAGTTGAGGATAACTTTGATGAGTTTGATGCGTTTGAAGAAGACGAAAACGACGAGGAGCCGTAGCTATGGCATTGGTCGTCGAAGATGGCACTGGGAAGAGCGACGCCGACAGTTACCTTTCGGAGACGGATGCCGATACGTACCATACGAAATACACAGGCTCAACCGATTGGTCGGGGGCATCAAGTAGTGAGAAAGAAATGGCGCTGCGAAAGGCGACTCAGTATCTTGATGCAGTGTATGGTCGACGTTGGAAAGGCGTCCGAGCGAATGAAGCTCAAGCGTTGCATTGGCCTCGCAGCAATGCGGAAGATCGAGATGGTGTTGCAATCGATGACGACGATCTGCCTGTGATGCTTGAGCGTGCAACTGCTGAAGCAGCGCTTCGTGCAATTACTGAAACGAATGGACTTATGCCCGACATCTCTGATCCTGGTGACATCAAACGGGAGAAGAAAAAGTTGGATGTGATTGAAAAAGACACCGAATACATGGGAGGAAAATCTCCGATCAAGAAGTTCAGAGTCATTGACTTGCTTGTTGGTGATTTAATCGAAGACCGTGGCGTATTGTCAAGGATGTAAACCATGACCGACCTCGATGATGAATTTCTTCCCCTTATTAAGGAAATGATCGAGGAAGATGGTGTGCAAAGGCACTTTGTTGTGGATGGGTCAACGTCATATAATCCGGACACTCGAAAAGTAACGCACACTGATCCCGTCAATACGTCATGGTGGACGACGCCGCTACTTCAGTATAAGCAGCATTTGATTGACGGAGATACGATACAACGTGGTGACGTGAAAATTTACATTGCCGCAAAGGATCTAACATTCACCCCCACTGTCGGGATGAAAGTCAAGCCGACTGATAGTGTTGATCCAATTTATCGTATCGTTGAAGCAAGCCCTATTCATTCGGGCGAATCAGTTGCTGCTTGGCGGATTCAACTTCGAGCTGCGTAATGCCGACAAATGTGAGACAGTTTAATCGTGCAGTTACTAAGTTCGCGGAGACGATGCTCCCGTATCAAGTCAAGTTGTTTACTAAGAAAGTGGCACTTGATACACTTACGCGAATTGTCCGAAAAACTCCTGTAGATACAGGGCGAGCACGAGGTAACTGGCAAATTACAATCAACACGGCATCCGAAAGTGAGGTTAACAACGTAGCAGGTAGTGGAATTTCAGACGTTGTGTCACAAGGACGAGTAGCGCTTGAGAACATGGAACCTTTTTCAATTGTGTTCATCTCGAATAATGTTCCATACATTGCTTATCTAGAACAAGGATCAAGTAGTCAAGCGCCACAAGGGATGGTGGCAACAACAATTGAGGAAATGAATCAAATCTTTGCTCGTATTGTGTAGGGCGAGATACAATGGCCGATACTTGGCTAGCCGACATTTCAAAGGCAATTTCGAGTCGATTTCAAGATGAAGTTATTGATGGTAATTATCCATCGAACCTGACTGTCATCTACGATAACGATCCGACACAGCCGCCAACTGCTGAAACTGCGTTACTAGCTGGGGATGTGTCGGCGTGGTGTCGTGTATCAATTCGTCCTGCTAATACGGAGCAAATAACGATTGGTGCTCCCTCAACAAACCGATTCAGACATACTGGTGTTATGATTTGCCAGTGCTTCTGTCCGATACATGAGGGCGATGCTACTGTCCTCAAAGTTGCTGACGTTATAGCGAAAGCATTTCGTGCAGCGACAGAAGATGGCGTCCGGTATAGGACACCCCGAATTGAAGTTATTGGTCGAGTTGATAAGTGGTGGCAAGTGAATGTCACTTGTCCTTGGCAATCAAATAAGGAGTAACATCGTATGGCTGAAGCGGACCAGATTCAAATATCATATGTGGAAGAGTCAACGTTTGGCGTAACTCCTGAATCCAATCTGCAAATCATCCGTGTAACTGGTGAAGATCTCGGGGGTGATATCGATACAGCAGAAAGCGCAGAAATTACAGGAGATCGCCAAAAGAGTCGTGTCGCTCGAACTGGGGTAGCGGCATCCGGTTCCGTCAATGTCGAATTATCTTATGGTACATTCGATGACTGGCTTGCCGCTGCATTACTTGCTGCTGAATGGTCGTCTGAAACGACTGTGTTATCAGCGGGGACAGCTAGTGCTGCTGAATCAGGGAATAAGTTCACTCATACGGTAGCATGGACAGCGACACCATCTGCCGGTCAGTGGATCGAAGTTCGTGGATTCACGACTGCTGGGAACAATGGGTATTTCAAAGTTGCAAGTGCAAGTAGTACAGAGATTGTGGTTGAGGGTGGAACGCTTGCCGACGAAGCAAGTGTAGAAGGTGTCACCATTACTCAGGCGGCACAAATCGTCAATGGAACTACCAAGACGTCATTTGCTATTGAGAAACTGTACTCTGATCTTGCCGGTACAGTAATCTCGATGCTTCACGGCATGATGATCGACACGATGGACGTAAGCATCAGTGCAGATGCGTACATTAATGGAACATTCAACTTCATAGGCAAGAATGAATCATCCGAAGAGTCGTCTGAGGGTAGTGGTTACACGGCTGCAACCACCGAGGATGCAATGGCGGCGGTGGATGATGTCGTGGCAATTTACGAGAATATGAGTTCAGTACAGCTTATTGAACTATCGTTCTCGTTAGGCAACAATCTTCGTCCAAAGAATGTAATCGGGACAGCGGGTCCAATTGGAATCAACGCCGGTAGCATTACGCTAACTGGTACTGTGCAAATGTACTTTGAGAGTGCAACTGTCCTCAACAAATTCATCGATTTTACCTCCAGTCGATTGGCAGTCGTTACTGAAGATACAGACGGTAACGCTGTCATTTTCGAGTTTCCGGAAATCAAATACACATCTGGTCGTCGTGTGGCTGGGGGGCAAAACACTGACATTATTGCGGATTTGGGGTTTACAGCATATGAGGATCCCACTGAAAATGTGACGATCCGCATTGCCAAATTCGCTGCGTAACAACTTGGGGACCTGGGATGCGTCGAATGTGTGCTCGGCGCATCCCCTTCTTTCCCCTTTTTCACTGACACGGAGATAATAGATGCCCTTACCATTGTCGAAGTTTCGATCTAACCCAGTGAAATCTGAGGAAGGCGTATGGATTGAATACCCCGAAGAGGGGTTTGCGCTGAAGATTGCCCGTATGGGTAACGCGAAATACACGCAAGAGATCGTATCCATGCGCCGGGGTAAACAAATCGCCAGTCCGCTTGTCGAAGAGATTTCGCCAAGTGCAGTTGAGGCGATCCAAATGAAAGCGATGGCAAAACACATCCTTCTTGATTGGAGGGGGATCACGGACGACAACGGTGAGGAAATCCCGTTTAGTCCAGAAAAAGCGTATGAGATCATCTCTGATCCACAATACCGTGACTTTTATACGCTTGTTCAAACGCTCGCTGCTGATGCAAAGAATTTCCTTGATGAAGCTGAGGGCGTGGATGAGGGAAACTGATAGAGTGCCTCGATTGGTATTTGAAATACGCCGCTGATCCGAAAGTGCTGAAAGCCCTTAAAAAAAGGCAAAAACGCGGGCATGAAATCAAAGCACTAAGCGAGGCACCGTCGCTCCCCGATTTCTTGATTCCATTTTGGGATGCTTTCTGGGATTTACATGAGAGGAGGCAGTCAACACAAATCCCTTCACCGATTCAAACGAGCGAAGTAGTTGCTTGGTTAGATTTACATGGGGTTGACCAATTCAACCTGCGACTCGAGTTCTATCGAATGATTCATGCGCTTGATGCCACGTGGTTGGCACATCTGTACGAAAAGATCAAGCCGAGATTGAAACATGCCGGTTCTACAAGTAGTCATCGATGCTCTCAAAGCAAAAGCGGGCGCAAGGCAGTTCAAAGGCGCCGCAGATAGTGTCAAACGGGGCGGTGACCAAATTCATCGCAGTGTGACACGAGCGGATAAAAGCATCGATCAACTAGGTCGTACTGCAAGTGGAACAAGGCGAATGCTCGGGGGATTATTCGCCGGCGTGAGCGCTGCCGTTATTGTCCGTGACATGACGAAGGTCATTCGTGGATATGAAGAAACGATCGCTATACTTCAGGGTGTTTCGGGCATTGTTGATAGTACAGACGTAAGACTTGCTGCGTTGCAAGATACTGCACGTACACTCGGTGCTACAACCCGTTTCTCAGCACAAGAAGCAGCAGAAGGACTGTTGTTCCTTGCTCGTGCAGGATTTGAAGTTGACGAGCAAGTTGCTGCCCTCCCGTCAACGCTACATCTTGCGCTTGCTGGTGTTCTCGAATTAGGACGTGCAGCGGATATTGCCTCCAACACATTGTCACAATTCGGGATGGCAGCGGTGGAAACAGAGCGTGTTGTTGATGCGCTTGTCATTACGTCGAACCGAACGAATACGAACGTTGAACAACTCGCCGAGGCAATGAAAATGGCGGGGCCGATCGCTGGTGCACTTGGCTACACTATTGAGGATACAGCCGCTGCCATTGGTGTACTTGGTGATTTTGGTATTCAGGCGTCACTCGCCGGCACAAATCTACGAGGTACAATGTCGGCGCTTATGGAAAGGAGTGATAAACTTGAAGCAGCGCTGAAAAAATTGGGATTGCGATTTGAGGATGTTAATCCCGAAGAGCATGACTTGTTGACTATTTATCAGCGATTCGCTGAAAGCGGTTTAAGGGCGAGTAATGCTGTTGAGATATTTGGTCGACGTAATGCTGCCGCTGCTCTCATCCTGTCTAAGCAGACCAAAAAACTTGAGGAACTTAGGGGAGAATTTATAGCAAATACGGGGGAAGCAGAACGGATGGCGAAGATCCAAGAAGATACGTTGACGGGTTCGTTTAAATCGCTCCGTTCATCAATTGAGGAAGCGTATTTGGCGATCGGGGAAGGGGGATTCGGAGGGGGGCTTCGAGCACTTATCGACATTATGACCAACACGGTCCGAGTGATCGTTGGCATGGATGATAAAGTCACTAAGTTTAGTACAACTGCTCGTGTCCTTGCCACTACGCTCGAAGTACTTACAAAAGCGCTCATTACGTTGTTGGCGTTGAAGATCGCAGTGTGGATTTACGGAATTGTTACTGCACTCGAATCCCTGCGATTCACACTGTTTGCAATCCAGTACTTTGTCGTTACAAATCCACTGGGTGCGGTGGTAACAGGATTGGCCGCTGTTGTTGGTATGGCATGGTCGTATAAGTCGATCATTAGATCGTCGGCGTCTGCAACTAACGAGTATGCAGAAGAACTCAATAAACTAAATGAAGTGCTCGGACGAACGAAAAATCTTCAAACTCGATTAAATCGAGCAATTGCAATTGAAGATTTACGAGAGCAAGCAAACGTTATCGATGAGCAAGTTCGTCAACTTGAGGATTTGTCTATTGCTTGGCGTCAAGCAAATCGTATGTTTGTTCCCGCTGAGCAACTGTATGATGTAGGGTTGACAACCTCTCTTGCCGAACAGCGTAAAATGCTCGCTGAACTTGAGGATCAACTTGGTGATGCTAATAAAGCATGGCTAGCATTTAGAAATTCACAACAGACTAGTATAAATAGAAACACGTCGTTTATTGTATCGCAGATAGAACTCGATGACGCATTGAAGATGGTCGAGAACCGGATTATCGAGTTGAAGGAACAGTCAAAGGCCTTGAGGAGGGAAGCAGAAAAGACAAGTAAAGTAACGACTGAAGTTGCGGGTGATAATAGTAAGTATGCAAAGGCGGTTGCTCTTGCCCGTGATGAACTATCGAGAATGATCGAGGAATTGCAACTTGAGAATCAAGCGTTGCAAATGGGGGAACAAGATCGCGAGATGTTTATCCAAGCTCACAAGGCACTTGGTCTTGTGATGGCGGCGGAGGTTGAGAATGCCGGCGAATTGTATACTCGTATACTTCAATTGATTGATGCTAATAGGCGTTTGACTGAGGGAGAGGAAAAACGTCTTGAAGTTGAACGCGAATTGGGGCGGAGCCGAGCTGCATTTGAGGAGTGGATCAGTGATCTCCGAACTGAGAAATCACTTATTGGTGCATCCACTGAAGATCGCCGTGCAGTCACTGCGCTTCGCCGTGCAGAAGCAATGGCAGCTCAAGATGCAACGGGATCGCTCGATCATTACGTTGATCAAGTAATTGAAGAAGTCGAGTCGATCAATCGACTTACAATAGCACATGAGGCATTAAAGAAAGAGAAAGAGGCGGCAAAAGAAAAAGAGGAAGAGCGGGCGCGCTCGCTTGAGAATATTAACAAGACGCTCGATGAGCAGATTGCACTAACTGGGATTGAGATCGAATACATCCTTGCGGAAAATTCGGCTCGTGAAGGTGCTATTACTGCATATCGAATCCAGCAGACATTGCAAGAGGCGGGGATCCAATTGACGGAAAAGGAACTTGAGTTATTACAGAGAAAACTTGAGTTACTCGTTAATATGAAACAACGAGAAGAAGATCTTCGTGAATTGGATATTGTTGCCAACCAAATGGGACGTGAATTTGCAGATGTACTTGAGGGAATGATATGGGAGGCGAAAAGCTTTGAGGATGCAATGAAACATATGCTTATGAGCATTTCTCGTATGGTATTCCAACAGATGGTAACAAAGCCTATTACTGATATGGCATCTTCGTTCCTTTCTTCGATACTGACTGCTGGGATGGCCGCGGGTGCAGGTGCAGGGGCAGCAAGTGCTCAAGGTAATATATTCTCAAACGGTCGTCTTGTTCCCTTTGCTCGAGGTGGAGTTGTATCATCCCCCACTGTTTTCCCCATGGCTAATGGGGGCGTTGGATTATTGGGAGAAGCGGGACCCGAGGCAATTATGCCGTTAAAACGTGACACAAAGGGAAATCTTGGTATTGTGGGCGGAGAGAAGTCAGAAATTCATATTCACGTTCACGGAGCAACAAATCCCAACGAATGGCGTCGTGGACAACGGAAAATTTTTGGCGATATCGATAAACAACTAATGGCAGCACGTCGAGGAAGTTGATATGAGTTTTCACGAAGTCGATTTTCCTGAGATTCCCGGTTACGGTACACAAGGGGGTCCCGGCTGGAAAACGGAAATCATTACCGTAGATAGTGGTGCAGAACAACGTGTATCTCGTTGGGCATCGCCTCGTCGTAGGTGGACGTTGAATTTGGAAAATCTCGATCGAGATGATGCCGGTACATTGCTCGATTTTATTCAGGGACGGCAGGGTGCTGCTCATGGTTTTCGATTTAGTGATCCCGCTGATTACACGACATCAAGCGATCACCGCTCTTCACCTGATGACCAGGATGTGCTTATCGGTACGGGAGATGGAAGCGATGTTACATTCCAACTCAAGAAAAATTATTACGACGGGTTGACGACACGAGAGCGAACACTTACGAAAATTGTGGCAGGTACAACTGTTGTTTCACTCGATGGTGTTGCATCGATTGATCGAGAAGGAACAGTTACAAGTGGGGGCGGTGGAACAACGCTCGTGGATAGTGCAGCAACGTTCCAAACATGGGGGATTCGTGTTGGACAAGTAATCTCAAATGATGATGATGGGTCTACAGGCGTTGTTGAATCCGTTGACTCAGAAACACAAATCACTCACTCGGCGCTCAGCGGTGGTACGGAGAATGACTGGGATGTTGACGAAGCGTACACAATCCACAAAGGATGGTCGGTGAATACTGCTACGGGGTTGGTGACCTTTACGACTGCGCCATTGGAGGGTGTTGAGATAAAAGCGGGATGTCAATTTTTAGTTCCCGCTCGATTCGGAGATACAGTCGATGAACTCCTTGGGATGCATTTTACTGAGTTCGATATTCGCAACTTTTCAATAGAAGTTGTTGAATTACTTGAGGAGGGTGAGCATCCCGAATCGTTTTTCTATGGGGGGTCTACACGTATTTATCCGTGGAGCAGCATAACGTTATCAGTAATTGAAGGACGAGTGGTTTATCTTGATCCTCAACAAGCGGGTTTGAATTGCTATTTACCCGTAAAATCACTGATTGCTCCAGGCGGGGGTGCGCCGATCATGTACCTCATCAACGGATCAGATTCCATTGATATTTCTATTCGTGAACACGCAGATGATGGTGGTGCATTTCTTTTTACTTTATCCGCAGAGCAAACCGCTGTGATGTTACTGTCATATGATGGGCTTTCAACTTATACGTGGCATGCAAAATGATTAGTCGAGAACAATTTTTTGGCGGAGCGTATGAAGTCGCTTTAACGGGTGATGCTGATGTTATTCTCGGCAATGGTCGCGTACAAGTGTTTACGCCCGATGCCAATGGATATACCATCTATTTGCCTCAAGCGACGTTTGGGGGTCCTAAGCATCCCCTCCATGCCGGGGGTCCTGTATTTTACTTGTGCAATAATGGGGTTGTTGGCCATGATATTACGGTCAAAGAGAAATCAACGGGACTAACAATTGGGACGCTTGCTGCGGATAACATTTGTACGGTTTTTCTTGTAAAAACCGATGGGTGGGTTGATAGCGTCCAATCGGAAATAATTACGTGGGAGATGGATTGTGCAAATGACTTAGTTAATATCAGCGGAACAACAACGCCCTCTGCAACAACAACTCCAGGTACGACACCTAGTTGGTCACATACACAACCAGCAACTACATGGTGGACAACAAACACAACAAGTACAACAATATCCGCAATGACTGATGGGGGTGAATTTACAGTGTACGGTGGAAACTTGTTTGAGTGGCCTATGATTGAGGAAGGAATGTAATGCGAACTTCAGTAGTTATTGTCACAAAAGACGAAGGCAGAGACCTTGAAGCAACAGTCGCTTTGTGTGGCGCATCGGAGCCCAGGCCATACGAGATTATTGTAGTTGACGATCATTGCCATACAAGTGTCCAGTCTCGTATGGGATCATTCCCCTATGTCCAAGTTGTCAAACCACCGATACAACTTGGTGCTGGCCCCGCAAAGCAATTTGGTGTAGAGCATACAACTGGGGATATTATTGTCATCCTTGATTCTCATATGCGAGTCCCTTATTACTGGCTCGAATTAGTAGAAGAGGCTTGCAAGATTTTCCCCATGTCGGCATTTTGTCCGACATGCCGAGGATTTGATCTTCGTAAAGGTATGATTGGCGCGGGGGCCGAATACATCCGTCGAACAGAAGAACCCGGCGATTTTTTCTTGATGCGGAATTGGTGTAAGCGTGGCAAACTCGATGAAATTGATCGTGTGCCTTGCCTATTAGGGGCATGCTACATATTTCCGCGTCGAGTGTGGGAGGGTATTGGGGGGTTCAACCCGAATCTAATCGGATGGGGAATGGGTGAACAAGATTTGTCAATGCGACTGTGGTTATTGGGCTACGAGGTAAGACGTATTAATCTCCTCACTGTTGCCCATCACTTCGGGCGGAATTTGCCTCCATCTCAACGCATGAACTCGTGGCATCGTGACTATAACATGATTGTGGTTGCAGCAACGCTTTTCGAGGATGGTGTATTTGAAGAGCTCTACGAACCGTTCATGCAAGAGTTACTTAAGCGTCGTGCGTGGGATGAATTTGAATCTCGTCTCCCCCAAGTCATCAAATACAAGGAGGAATTCAGGAGTCGCGTGCTTGTGCATGAGGGTCGGCTCAATGCACTCTGTGGATATCGACATCCGACGGTTGAAGAGCAACGTCGTGCTGTGGATGCTATTGTTCGCAACCATGCAAATCAGAGACGTCAAATTTCAAAGGTAGTTACGTATAATCCATGGAGTCTCGAGCCGAAACAACGACGGGCAGTACTTAACGCATTGCCACCAAATGGTCGGATGCTTGAGTGGGGCGTTGGCGATACGACGAAGTGGTTCCGTGAACGACTATTGCCCGAGCAAGAACTTGTGTCTATCGAACATGATCCTGAGTGGGCATTGAAATTCCCTGGAACAGTGTTGCATGAAGTCGAGACCGTTGGTTATGCAGGACCAGGCACAGTTCACGAATCGGTTAAGGGGATCGACGGCATTTATCTTGGACAGGACCTACCGTACATTCGCGCTGTCGATGACGGGCAAAAATTTGATGTTATCCTTGTTGATGGTGTGCTTCGAAATGCGTGTCTTATTCGTGCAGCAGAGTTGTTAAAACCGGGGGGTCGTGTATTTCTCCACGATGCACAGCGAAGGGTGTATATGGCGGGGATGAAGGGATTTGACTGGGAACGTCGAATTAAAGCCGAATATAAGGGGAGTGAAGCACATCTTGATGAAGGGAAACTTCGCCAATGATCCCGCTACGTAATGAACTGCTACTGTTTGTCAAAGGTACGGTGCATCGCTATGCAACGTTATGGGAAATCGAACGGGTTGACGAGACGAAGTTTAGGTTTACAGATCACAGCCATACGATTGACTATGGTGGTTATCTTTTTGTGCCAACAGGGGGGTTTAATGCTTCGGCCATTGAGTATCCCGTGAACTTTGCAACCGCGGGGTTTGAGTCGATGGGTTTAGTGACATCAGACGCAATTACTCAAGAAGATTTACGTGCCGGGAAATTCCATCATGCCAAAGTGACCAGGCGCATTGTTGATTGGTTGTATCCATGGGCAGGATTCATTCGTAAGGATGTTTTCTGGATTACCAATATTCGATACAATGAATCGGTGTGGTACGCGGAATTTTCGGGGTTAACGAATCGATTGAAACGTCGGCGGGGGAGCGTCTATTCATCAACTTGCCGACATCGTCTTGGTGATAGTAACTGTGGCGTAACACTAAGTTCGTATAAAACAGCGGGGGCAGCAGTTACTGCAATTACAACACAGCGAAAGGATTTTGAGACAGATCTAACGGAGGAGGATAACTATTTCAGTTATGGCTATATCGAATGGTTGACGGGCGAAAATGCGGGACTTTCGCATGAGGTATCTAAATCGTACTTATCAAATGGTCGATTGGTACTTCATCTGTCCACTGAATTCGATATTGCTGTGGGTGATACATTCGATGCATACGCTGGCTGTAATAAACAGTTTAGTACGTGCGGGACGAAATTCAACAATGCAGTCAACTTCGGTGGATTCCCATGGATCCCCGGACCATTTAACGCATATCAACCAAGATGATTACTCGTCAGGCTATCGTGGATAAAGCTCGGGAATATCTCGACACGCCGTTTCACCACCTCGGTCGACAGAAGGGCGTAGGTATTGATTGTATTGGTCTTGCAATATGTGTGGCGCAGGAATTGGGATTGTCATGGGATGAAGAACATTACGATCGTCACCCAAAACCGGGATTATTGCTTCGTCGATTACGTGAGACACTTCAGGAAAAACCACTCAATGAACGACTTCCCGGTGATCTCGTTGTTTTTTGGATTCGGCATACGAGTGATGATTGCCATTGTGGTATTGTCACGGATAGAGGATTTGTGCATACATACTATGATCCTAACCGAGTCAATAGTCGTGTGACGGAAGTTGAGCTTGTATCGTTCTGGGAAGAGCGTTTGCTCGCATGTTTCAAGTATCCTGAGGTGATTGACTGATGGCAACTTTAGCATTTGGTGCTGTTGGTACTGCTATTGCCGGTCCAATTGGCGGAATGATTGGCGCGGGAATTGGTAGTTACATCGATCAAGCGTTTTTGTTTCCTGCTATTTTCGATGAAGATCGTTCAATTACGAATGAGCAGCATTTCGGCCAGGAAAAACTGTCTGACTTCAATATGACGTACTCATCCGAGGGCTCTCCAATGTCGTGGGGAACGGGACGTCGCATGGTTGTTCCGGGAACAATTATTTGGATGAGCAAACCGTACAAAATTACAACGGTTATTGTTCATCAGACTGAGCAGGGGGGCGGAGGTAAAGGGGGCGGAGGGGGTAGTACTACATCAACTTCGACATCGTACACTCATACATGGTATGTGGATGTTGCTGTTGCAATTGCTGAGGGGACTGTCGATCGTGTTGCTCGTGTCTTTGCAAACAATAGGACGATCTGGCGGGATAGAGGCGGGGGAGATACAGTAAAAAGTGGTTGGGTACAGTCGGTTCATCGATATAGGGGAACGACTGGACAATCAGCTGATTCTTGGATTGATGCAGCAGTTGATGGCACAATTCCCGCTTTTAGGAAAACGTCATACATTGTGCTAAAAAAGCTTTGTATCAGTAAAACAGGCAATCAGATGCCAAGATTTTCACTTGGTCTTGATGTCGATGAAGATGCTATGTTAACTGATGCAATTGCAGCAATCCTTAGTCGGGGTGGTGTTGAGGCTGGTGAGTATGACATTAGCAGTACACTTGATAGTATTAAGGCATGGGGTATTGTTTTATCAGGACCTCAACCACCAATCAAAGCACTTGAAACACTTGCTCTTGCCTATGATCTCATGGGATATGAAAAGAGCGGTAAATTGCACATCATCAAGTCATCAGATTCGACAAGCATCACTGTAGATTCTGACCATTTGGCTGCTCATTTGTATGGAGAGCAGCCCCCACCTATGCTTGAAATCAATGATAAGCCTGATGATGAACTAGCATCTCAAGTGTCAGTAACTGCTGGCAAAACGGGGTTTACGAACAATACCACATCTGCGTATGCAAGTCGTCAACTAAAGACGGATGGACCACATCGAAAAATTACGCTCGATGCTCAACTTGGATCGGGACAAGTTCGCGTAATCGCAGATCGAGTGTTATGGAAGGAATGGGAGGATCGACGATCAGCGACATTGTATCTGCCTCCATCATACATCGACATTACTCCAACTGATTTACTTAGCATTGAAGATTCAGATGGTGAGGGATTTACAGGGCTTGTCACCAAAGTTGATATGTCACCTGACTTTAGAATACGTGTTGAGGTTATTCTTAGAACTGTCGAGACTATTGACTTTGTGGATGATGACACTGAAGACGACGATGACGGTGACGATCCCTATACCGGCGGGACGGGTGTGCTTGCGACAATCGATGGCCCTGCGCTTCAAGAAAGTCAAAACGTTATTCCTGGATTTTACATGGCTGCATGTCTCGAAGAGGGGAGTGAAGAATGGGACGGATTGGTTGCGTACATTTCGGATGATGATTCGACATTCAGTTACTATGAACCGTTTCCGCATGAGGCATATATCGGCAAGACGACTGATGCACTTGGTGATATGAATGAATCAGAAGGGCGGATTTGGGATCGAATTAATACAGTCAACGTCGATATGTACGAAGGGGAATTGACAACTCGTACTGAAGCAGAAATACTAAATGGGGCCAATCGTGCGTTCATCTACGCGGATGGTTCATGGGAACTGATTGGATTTGTTACTGCCACACTTGAAGGAGATGGGACATATACGCTTTCAACTTTGCTGCGTGGAATACGTGATACATTCGATGAAATGGATGACCACGCTATTGATGATACATTTGTACTTCTTGCTGAAGCGTATATGGCATTCCGTGATTTCAGTATTGGTGAGATTGGTGAAACAAAGTACTTTAAACCAGTACCAGCGTTTGTCGATGAGTCAGACGTTTCGTCGTTCAGCGATACACTTGACGCTCGAAACTTACGTCCTTTCCCTGTAACTCGTGTGCAAGGATCTCGAGATGCCTCAAATAATCTTACAATAACGTGGAAGGCAGTAACACGATCACTTGTTCCGATCTTTAGAAAAACAACTGCGCCACTTCAACATCCAACTGATATTACGGGATATGAGATTGATGTGATGGATGGCGTAGATGTCGTTCGTACAATTACGATAAGCGGGGCAAACACAGAGACAGCGAGTTACACGGCTGCTCAACAATCAGCGGACGGGTTTACCCCCGGTAATGTCATTAACGCAATCGACTTCGAGATCTACCAAATGTCTAGTATATATGGACGTGGTAGGAAAAAGGAGGCCACGTTATGAGTACTTCTCCAATCCTCGGCATCACTTACCTTGTCGAAGGGCAAGCGAGTGCTGAAGTAAGCGTCAACGATGCAATTAACATTCTTGAAGCGGTAGCGTTTGGTGGAGTGAAGGATCGTGACCTTACTGCTCCCCCTGGTGGTGAGAGTAATGGTGACCGTTATATTGTTGGTGCACTAGCAACAGGGGCTTGGTCAAGTCAAGATGGTAAGATTGCGGTTTATTACGATGGGTGGTACTTCGTTACAGTTGCAGAGGGGTTTGAACTGTGGGTAGATGACGAAGACGTTAAAGTCACATACGATGGATCGAACTGGTATGTAACGAATCGTAAGACACGACGACTTACCCTGCACTTCGATGACCCTGCTGCCGGCGATGAAGCACTTGCATTGCTTGTCGAATCAGCAATCACAATCACAAAACTTGTTGGTGTTATCAGCGGGGGTACAAATGTTAACTTTGATGTAAGGCATCATACGGATCGCAGTAATGCTGGTAACGCTGTTAATTCAGCGGGACTTACTGTGACAAGTACAACGACAGGCACAGTAGATACGTCATTCGATGATGCGACAGTGCCAACTAATTCTTTTGTCTGGGTCGAAATCGATTCTGTATCGGGATCAGTCGATTGGGCAGAACTGATGATTGAGTTTACGGTGGACGGATAATGTACTACGAAATTGAATCCATCCGAATTGTGAAAGGAAATAAGGGACTTGCTTGTCGTATCTTATACTGGGCGAGCAAGAAATCGTATGACCAAGGCGATGATCCTGAATTTCTTAACGATCACTTCTTTCCTCCCCCGCCAACAAGCAAACGTAAGCGGATCAAGATGCAGGATGATTTGCTTGTACTTAAGGATGGGACAAAACTCACTCGCGAAAAAGCTGCTGAACTCGAAGAAAAGCAAATTAATGAATGGTGGGCAACGCACGATCCTAAGGATGGCATTGGCCCCCCCGGTCTAGATTGGGAATATGAAGAATACGACTGGGACATTGATGAGTTTATGAAAGCAGCATTTGTGCGTTGGTATAAACGTGCAAAGGTGCGTGGATATAAAAAGGATGGGCGTGATAAGAGTAAGAAGAAAATTACAGATGATGGTCATATCTTCATGCAGCCTAAGATCAAAGCATTGAGGGGTAAGAAGTACGAACATACGGAGCTAGCACCCTAATGGCGGCATATACAGACTATGACGAAGGTATTTCTGATACTGGCCAAGATTGTTGTATGAAGATGAACGATTCCGGGTATAGTGAAACTCGCACCACTGATTATCATATTGCTGATTCAGCAGATGCCGATCGTTGGATAACTGGGATGAGGTGGGCTAGCGTCGATATTCCCCAAGGAGCAACGATTGATGGTGCAGTTGTAAATGTCTACATCGAAAACAATAATTACTGGGATAACTTATACACCACAATATGGGGAGAAGATGCAGACGATGCAAATGACTGGGCGAGTAACGATAATCCTCTCGATCGTGTAAGTACAACTGCTACTGTGAATTGGGGAGATGGATCAGGTGAAGGATTTGGGCAGTGGATCGAAAGTCCCGACATTTCAACAATCATCCAAGAGATTGTTAATCGGGCTAGTTGGGCAGGAGATCATCTTGTACTATGTATCGAAGGACGAACATCGGGAACTACTTACAATAGTCGGCAGTATTCAATGAATCAAGACATAGGGTACGCACCAACTTTGGAAATTGATTACACGGCAGGTGGAAATCCGATCGTCTGCATAGCGGCGTAAATTATAAAGAGTGTATTCCATGACAGAAAAAAGGCAAACATCTATGACCATGAAGTCGAAAAAACCAATCGGTGAAATGAATGGGCTTTGGGGTATTTTACTGAAAGTCCTATTGGTGACATTTGTTCCATGGGCAACATTTATCACATACAATCAAATCCTTGATAACGATTTTCGCGGACAAGGACGACGTTGGACGGCAACTGATGCTGAGGTACAGACAAAGACGATCATATCTGAACTTATCATCTTTGTCCATGAGGAATTGAGGAAACACGAAAACAGTGGTCATGCTGTTCTGCAAGCTCGTATAGCATTTCTTGAGCGTGTATTTCCAGAGATCGTCGATTGCGAAAGCGACCGCATCGAAATCCTCCGAGCAATACAGCAAGACATTCATTCTTATGCCCAATTCGTAATGACTAAGCAACGTGAGTCGGAGGAGGGTTAATTGGGGGGCAACCACTGATTGACAGGGGAAACATATCGACTTATGTCGATTCATTGATACAATGGCCTATGTTTGGGGTATGTTCGTACAGGGCCGTAAATCGCCTGTAACGCGCTCGTCTGGGGGAACGACATATCCCCCCGCCCCCCGGCGTCGATGCGTGCAGGCGTGATATACGCCCCCCTAGCAGATGCGTTGTCGCCGACGCTTGACTGTGCATTAACGTCCCCCGTAGGGGGGACAATATTCGGGGTATGTTCGGGGGATATACGATCGGGCGTATGTTCGGGGTATGTTCGGGGGGTTCGATTGAGCGTGATAATCGTCTCCTGTGCAATCGAGGAAGGGGAACGATTCATGTCCCACGACACATGCAGAAGGACGATACGTGCAATCCAGCGCGCCCGTACGGCATGCTATATGTCGAACATCGGAACGAAACGACATACAACACACAACACGGGCGTCTTGTGTCGCCAACACGGTCCCTCCACGGGGGGAATATCCCATACGTCGAAACGATGGATGGAAACGCTACACGACGATCCAATGCTGCCATAAAAAAAGCCCCCCGGCGTAATGCCGGGAGGCGTGACAAGGGGGAACGGGAAAACAGTCAAGCGGCGGGGTTGAATCCTACGCGCTGCTTGAATGTCGTCAACCGATTGTTGATTATTCGGCGAATTACTCGTCCATGCGACATTCCACGCCCCGCACACCTGGCAATTGTTCGAGCGATTACCCTTTCTCGTGCAGTGTTAACACGGCGCGCTAGCTCACGATCCATGTAAGCAATGGTGATTTGACGTTTCATGCTTTATGACTTTGTCGTAATAGTGACGGTGATGGCGTCGATCCCTTCAACCGCCTTCTTGTCAAGATAAACATTAGTGACGACTGCGTCTTCCTCTTCGTCGACTCGGAACACTGCCTTTCGCTTTGTGTCCCGTTCCCTTTGCATTACGACTTCGGCGATTACGTTCGTTGTTGCCGTCTTCTTTGTCGTTGACTTCTTCGTTGTCGCTGGCATTGACTTGCTCCTTTTTAATCCTTGAGCGTGCTGACTTGATGCCGCCCCTGATTCCTCTGCTACGTAGCAGTTGACGGATACGGCGCTGTTCTACCCGATTTCCCTTATCATATTGTTTCACAAGCAATTCTAATGATGTATTGTCGATCGTTTGCTGTAATGCAGCTCCTTTCTGTCCCTTCTTGCCTTTCGATGCAGCAACGCCATCGAACACTGCACCATGTAGTAGTGAGGGAACTTTGCCATCGAGCGCCATTGCTGTGGATGTCACATCGATATTTAATGTGAGCGCGGGTTCGCCAGGGAATTCGCTTTCGATACGGAATTGTCTTGCACCACCACATCGTAATGCTGTGTCTCGCACTGTCGTCAAATCAAGAATGATTCGATCAAGTGTGGCAGACGACTTAATTGTGATGGCTGGATGATCCGCACGTTTCCGAATATCATCGATGGACTCATGTCCTTCTTCGTTTCCCTCATGGCGATAAATGAACTTGTTGATTGCCGCACAGATATCAGCGTCCAACGACTTCTGTCTTTCGCGGGGGTCCTTGTCATAGTAGTACGGAATGGAGTCGAGCACATATGAGTGTTCGCCTTTCCGTGCATACAACCAAATTACCCAGCAATCGACTTCATCAATTGTTCGTGTACGACTCCAGAATCCCCAGAAATGAAAATCGCCAACATCAACTGTTAGATGTGTCTTTGTATGGTCCCACTTAACGTCGTATTGGCAGAACCCGATATACTCCTGTTTAGTTGCATCGCTTGATTCGTTGTCTTCGAGATCGGATGAAGGAACTAGTTCATCGACGGGTACAATCAAACGATCGCCATCTTCAAAGTGAACGAGTGCCGTACCGTTACGGCGACATTGCTTTACTGTTCCGGGATAGTCTTCTCCGTTATCTGACCATATTACTGAGGTTCCTTTCTTGAGCTTTGTCGTCCTTGACGTTTCACAGTGTTTACCCATAAGCGTTGCTCCTTTACGTGCAAGAGTGCACGTTATCTCAACGTCTTGTCAATGTAAACTGACATCGACTGGGAAAAGAAAATCATTTTATGCGCCCGGTTCACGATGTTTTAACTGCAAGATCATATCGTCCTTCTTGATTCGCGGTATATGTCGTCGCAGCCGTCGGAAGGAACGAATCTTGATTACCCTTTTCGTCGTTAAGTTGGTTCCGACGTAACCACCATTGGGTAATTCGTAATCGATGCGAACTGGGACAATCTTGCCCGACACTTTTACTGCATATATGCCACCAACGTATACATCTGCTTTCCGAACCATTGTGTTCTCCTTGCGTTACTACCAGTTACGGTAGTCATCACGAAGCGAAATATACGATTCAAGCCAGGCGGACAATGGCAACGATCGAAGTCGTAGCACGCCAACACTTGACGAATACCAGCTACATGATGCATTATGAGAAAAGTACCAATAACCACGACCGGGCGACAGTTGAACATCATCCCCCGTATGTGCTTTAATGAAACGTTCAACTTCACGAGCAGTTCGTGGTCTACGATCGGGAGTGAGGTCAGTCATCGTTGTTTTTACGCCGGCCTGATATGACAACCGAATGATGCCCAGCGACCATCTGCGAACGGCCACTGCTTGAATGGCGAATATTTAACAACTCTGACTACTGTGTTATCCCCCCGCCGTTTGATGATTGCAGTGATATCCGTCTGTGACTCCGGCCAACACGAATCGTAGCGAAGCATATCCATCGGAAATGCACCAGTGAATGTAATCCTTGCTACGTGCCGCCACTTCATGGGTTCGATTAACTTGATCGGGTTTGGCATTACGTTACTCCTTGTAAACGTGTAGTTTTAAAACAAGAAAGCGGCGAGGGGCGTTCCCGCCGATCGCCACGTATACTTCATGCTAATCGCTCAGTATGATACGTGAGCGATTGGTTGTTATGACTTCTTGGTCGTTGACTTCTTGGTCGTTGACTTCTTCGCCGTCTTCTTCGCCGTCGACTTCTTTGTCGTTGACTTCTTGGTCGTTGCACGAACACCGAGTCCCCCCGTATGTCCCCGACGACGAAGTGCACGACGAATCCGCTTCTTATCCTCGGGATCATCCGATGTCTTCAGCTCAGCGAGCAAATCCTTAACCTCCTTTTCAATCTCAGCCGGTGTCATTTCTTCGTGCAGTGAACGACGTCCCCGCTTCGAGATCGTCACATCACCGCGCTTCACTGCTGCGGCAGTGTACGTATGAGTTTCACCATCATCGAATTCGACAGTGATATTCCCCTTCGCTGTCTTGACGACTGAACCGCCGTACGTTTCACCGTCGCTCCACAGTGCATTGACGCGCTGTCCATCAGTGAATGAAACCGTGGCATTTCCGTTATTGTTACGAGTCGACATTGCTTTGCTCCTATTACAAAGCGATTTAAAAAGTGGCAATCATCATCAGATCATGTCCGCCACGACATGATGACGTGCTCAGTCATGGAGCACGTTTCGATTTACATTGTCAAGGCCCCCATCTCGATCAAGATACTGTTTCCCACAAATGAAAACCATCAAGATCGATTACTAATCGAACGTAACCGTGACGCTCGAGCTCTTTCATCTTGTCGTAGAATGCGCCCGCGCTCATGCCGTGGTCGATTCGGATCTTACCGACTGGACGTGGACCGTTTCGTTTGAGATAAGCGATGATCCGCTTGTCGAAGTCGTTGAGTTCCATTGTGCCGTCTCCTGTGTTGTATGCTACGCGCTATGAATTGCTCGCGTGTTCATTTATGTGGCATTGCGGACAAGACGTCGAATCTGCCGCTTCCATGTCGCCATGTCATCAGTGTGAACATTGAATGTTCCTAGCCAACGACCACGAATTGTTGATACGCTCCACACTTCTCTACTATTACGTAGAGCACGAATAAATTGGACATCATAACGCTTATTGTTGATTCGCACTGTCATCACTCATACTCCTGTTTAGACGTGCATGAAGAAACGAAAATACAGCTCAGCGCGTTTCCGCGTTGAGCTGCTAGATTTACTCGGGGGCAGTTTTCCGATTTGCACGACTTTGCGGTCAAGCACCTACGTGCGGAGTTCGCCGGATTCACGGATCAATGTTCAGAGCCATATTTCGCGAGAAGGGGTAAACATCGAGCGCTGACCGGCCAAACCTCGGTAAGGTTGAGAATCGTCATTCTCGGGCGTCGCTGAGTTGATTCGTTGTTTTCCCCTTCGCTCCTCAGACATCGTTGTTCCGATCGGAACGTTTCCAACGTTGCCTGGCACAACTTGAAGGGGATCGCGGCGTTTCGTGTCAGCGCCTGGTTGTCAAAGAGCACAGGGTCATTATCGTAGATGCCGGGGGGTATCGCAAGGAAAAATGAGTATTTTCGCTAAAATTGTGGAGATTTTCAGGTGATACCCCGCTTTACGCCCCCGAAAACGCCGGTACGAACATTCCCCTAAGACGCCCTTTCCCAATTTGACACCTCCCAAAACTGGGTTAAAGATGACCAGTGTGTCATCTTTTAACGGTGGCATTATCGACACGAAAAATACCCCCGCCAAGTATGGTGGGGGCATCTTGTGTCAATGAGTAACAATTGCCAGCGGCGTTATGCGGCGGGGCTACGTGTTTTTTTCTTGGTCGTTGACTTCTTGGTCGTTGACTTCTTGGTCGTTGACTTCTTGGTCGTTGACTTCTTCGCCGTCTTCTTCGCCGTCTTCTTTTGATCGCTGATGCGATATCCTTGCGCTCGCAGTCGAGCACGAATCTTCCTCTTCTCCGTTTGATCCTCTTCGTGGTCGAGCATGGCCAGCAATTGATCGATTGTATGCTCTGGCTGTCGACCGCCCGTCTTCTTCGTTGTTGTCTTCTTTGCTGTTTTCTTAGTTGTCTTCTTCTTGGCCATTTGTTCGTGTCCTTTCACGTTTGACCATTTAGAGAATGAGCGCTCAGATTTTCTGAGTCGACTGAAACGAGTACACTCGGCGTTGAATTCTCGAGCAGTTTTTGTTGACCGCTTTTTCAAGTCATCGAGTGTGGACAATCCTCGTTCAATGTTGGCAATGATTCGGTCTGCTTCCTCCTTATGCTTTCGTAATACGATCATTTCTTGTCGTAATCGATCGGCCGATTCCGAAGTGTTCTGTACTAGTCTGTGATACTGAGCTATTTGCTCTCGATTCCTTGGTTCAACTGGACGTCCAGGACGATACGGGTTTAGATCGAACTTGAACCCTTCGATACGCAAATCCTTAGTTGCCACCATTTTGTACAGTTTAGTACGTGTCTTCTTGTGTGCGGATTCAAGGTCGTCCCGTATCTTTGTGAGAGTGGTGATGAACTGCTTCGGTGTTTGTTGTCTCGGTGTGCGGGGCATGGAAAAGACCCTTGGGGATATAGAACAATCACAGACTCGAAGCGTATATTACCAAACTCGTAGTCGAGTATCAGTATTTTTTTCCATAAAAAAGCCCCCGTCGGGAAGGAGCAAATACGTGCAACACGCTTTTACCCGCCGGGGACTTTTCAACAGTTGCGAACAATGGTGGATTTGCGTTGACCACGTTGGTCATTGCGAAAAGAAGTCCATATCCTAACTGCCTTATTCGATTGCTCTACTTCATGTCACACCTCCTCTTGTTGGTTATGTCTCTATCACTCCCCTGGAAAAGAGAGCGTATTGTAACAATTACGCTGCTCGCATGAAGCCATATTTTTTTGCTTTTTCCTTGTTCCCCCAGTGGGACCCATTAACCTCAACATCCGCAGTAATTGGGACAAAGAATGAGTCGTAATCTTCCATAATATCAAGCACCAATTGTGGCACAATGTTTTCTTCATTGCGGGGAATCTCAAGAACAATCTCATCGTGGATGGTCTTGATGATCTTTGATCGTAGTTTACGCTCTTTAAGCTCCTTCCAAATCGTGACCATTGCAACTTTGATCTGGTCGGCCGATGTCCCCTGACACATATAATTTAGAGCGGTGTATGCACGACTTAGACGGATATGATATCGACGTCCAAACGGATTGGTTACAAACCCCTTCTCTGCAAGGATTGCTTTGAGTTTATTCGTTGTTCGTCGTACTGATGGAAATGATCGATGATATGATGCAACTAGTTTGGATGCCTCTCGCTTTGTTGTTGGTAATCCCTTCCTTGTCAATGTTTCAGCTTGTGTGCCTGGACCTGACCCATAGATGATCCCAAAGTTTACCGCTTTTGCTCGTTTGCGTTGCTCTTTTGTAACCTCACGTTTTGGTTTGTTATATATTTCCGCAGCAACGGCGAGGTGGATATCATCTGCAATTGCTCGTGCCATTATCTCATCTTTAGCGAAGTGCACAAACATTTTCATTTCGACTTGCTCGTAATCGAAATGCCAATTTCTACGTCCGTTGCGGGGGATGAAACATTCCCGAGGACCAAAGACACGTGGTACATTTTGCAAGTTGGGGCTTGAGGACGAGAATCGTCCTGTCATTGCTTCACTCTGATTGAATCGACAATGCAATATACCAATCTCTCTGCCGCTCGACGTAACATGCACATTTGTTGCTTCGTTAATAATGTGGTCGTAATACGTAGAAACCATTTTCAACAATCGGCGACAATACAACACAAGTGGAGGTAATAATTCTCTCCGATTGAGTTTATGGTTTCGACGTACTGCATGTACGGCATTGTAGAATTTTCGACCACTCCATCCCTCCTCACTCGAATCACGAATAATCGATGCTAGCGGCTTACTAACATAGCGGATAATGGCGTACTCATCGAAACTCCAATTGCCCCCTCCTGTCTTTGCACCACCCTTCTTTCCCTTCTTCGGTTTAGTCTTATATTTCAGAGGGATTCCAACTTTGTTGAACGCCGCTTCCATTTGCAGTCGACTATTTGGATTGAATCGATCTGATATCTCAACTTCAATTTCCTCGCCCTTCCGCTTCTTTTTGACCTTGATGGGGAGAACGAGGCGATCGAGTATTCTTTGCATGAGTTCAATATCGCGTTGTGCCTCCGTACGTAATTCCTTTGCTCGTGTTATGTCAACTTGCACACCATGATCTTCCATCTCGATGCACACGTACATAAGCATAAGTTCGGTTTCAAGTAATTCCGGAGATGCTTTAACAACGCGCTGCCGTATCGCAAACCACAGTAGTAATGTCGTTTCAACATCCCAGTAGACGCGCTTCTTTACTGATTCAATTGGTGCATCATCAAAGCCAAGTTTGAATCCCCGATTTTTCACTTTCGCTTTTGTGTTCTCTTTTCTCAACCAATCGATAATCTCAAACTTATCAGCTGTCGATCGTCCTAGTAATCGATCACCAAGGAATGCTAGCTTGTGTGACGGCAACATGCCATTGTACAGCTTACTAATGATGAGCGTACATTCGATCCTTGCTTTAGCGTTGTATATGTCAACGCCTTCTTGAGCAAACATTTTCAAATCAAACTTAGCATTGTGGAAGACAATAGTAAGTGTGGAGTCATTGAACAACCGCTTTATCCATGTGATATTCGCCGATGTGTTCAGCATGAAACCCCGCTCACCCTTTTCCGTTATGTACGCCCAACAGAATATTCTATCGCCGTGATAAGGGTCGAGTCCTGTCGTTTCCGTATCAAGTGCAATGACTTTGCCTTTTAAGCAAGGTCCGCTTGACGCATCGCTACAGTTTCGACTCCGCAATTTCTTAGCACGTCTCCCCCGTCGCCGTTCCTGTACTCCGAAAGGAAGATGACCTTGCATATCCCCGCTTGGACGATTCGTTGAGCACACATTTTGCATGGGAACACCGTGGTGAACATTATCATTTCATTCTCGAATGAACGAAGGGCCAAGATTGCGTTTTCTTCGGCATGTAAACAACCACAATTACCTTGTATGCCACTACAACTATCGTGACTGAGTCCCTTTGCTGGTCCATTGTATCCAATAGACAAGATTCGTTTCATGTCACCAGACGTAATGACAGCTCCGACTCGGAGACGTTTACATAGTGAACGATTTGCCCACATGAGCGCTGTTTTCATGTGCAGCGATTCACGACTTGGTCTATGTGTACTTTGCATTAAAAAATACCTCTTGCTTTCATATCTTTACGATATGCGTGCAGTGAACCAGCAAAATAGGTAAATGTCCCCATAGGAATATCACATGATTGAGCGAAGTAGTGTTGCAATCGTAATGCAAGTGCAATGTCTACTGGAAAGTGCACGAGGTAGTCGCATGAGCGCATTACGTAAATTAGATCAAGTCTTTTGTTCCGTCGCATAATTTGATAGAACATGGAACATGGGACACGTCCCCCACCACCCATATTGCACAAATCTCGTCCTTGCTGCACAATGTTTGCCGGTCCGTCTGGGGGTGTTACATCGAGTGCACAAATGTTTGAGTGAATCGTGATAATTCCCTGCCGAGTGTCAGGCTTTGACTTGAGTTCGGCAATGATAGATGGAAGTTGAGGCGTAATTCGTTCGCTATACGTGTAAGCGAATTGCCCCCCATGCATGAACTCATTCCACAACTCAGCACGTGCTTCCCATGCATTACCGGGATTGAGTTGTTCACCCGATACTCGATCACTAAATTCTTGTTCAATGTAATCCATTACTTGCTTGTACGTTGTCGCTGGGGCTCCCTTCAATTTGCCAGTAAGCACGTAGTTAACCATGACAGCAATGCCCGGATTATTCCATTGCCAATTTACAATCTTAAATGCATACCCCTGCATTTCGATTGTTTCGTAGTTGGGATCATCGTGAATGTCTTTGTCTTGCATAGTCTGTGGATGGACCCGAACGCCCATTTCCCACAGGTCACGCTCGACTTCACGAACTGCTTCAAGTGGTGTACTGTAGATTCTCATTTATTGCCTATCCTTTGTCCAGTTTTTTACCCATTCAAGTTGACGACGTAACACACGCCGTCCATTATGGCCACAGCGCATACAATACGCTGGGTGATATCCAAATCTCATGTTAGTGCCATGAGGAAAGAGTAATGATTGATGAAACCAGCATGATCCACGAGTATAATCTTTACGTGAAAATCCAAGCGCATTGAACGCAACGTTGCCCATAATAAGGACAGCACGTGGTCGGATGATATCCATTTCAGCAATGATGTACCGCCCGCACTTTGCAATCTCATTATCTGTGGGGTTTCGATTGTGGGGTGGACGGCATTTAACGACGTTGGTAATCCATACTTTGTCGAGGATTTGCAATTCTCGTAGTACATCGTTAAGTAATCGCCCACATTGCCCCGAAAACACTTTGCCTGTCAATGCTTCGTTTGCACCCGGCGCTTCACCGAGTAATACGACGTTAGCAAGAGGATTTCCCCGACCAACAATGCATACATGATCGGATGAACGATGGAGAGTGCAATGCCGGCAACGTGGATTATGTACGCCGCGTATTTTCGCGAGTTGTCCTCGACGTCCAATCATGTTTCATCATCACTTTCGATGTCTTCATATTGGGCCCCATACGGAAGACATTTAGTGAAATCAAGTTTAGCTGGCATAAGGCTGGGCGGGATGTTCTTTGTCAAATGCCCCTGATGCTCCAACCATCGTCGTTTAATACGTCGAAACGGACCGTACTTTTCATTGGCGAGCATCAATTCAGGATCTTGATATTGCGCCCACGCATCTTCAACTTTTTGGTGCCACCTAATTATGTGACGCCACGCTGGTGACTTATCTTTCTCTCTGGCCCATCTGCCTTTCAATTTTTTATGAAGGTCGAATTGCGAGTAGATAAACGGTAACGATTTGAAGTGATGCAGTTGTGCAGATGTCAAATACCATCTAAACGCAATGTGACTAACATCCAGATCTTCAAATTGATCGGCAATTTCTCTTGCTATGACATAGGCGATTGCTGCGTCCATCATTCCCATATAACCAATATATGACGTGCGGGAATAAAACGTCAGCGTGGGATTATTTGACGCATCTCCACGGAACGTTGCCGATTGTAAACAACCTCCCCACCGATGCTTTTTTGCCATTCGTCGTGGATCGTTGAACAGCATACCTACGCAAGCACCGTCTCGTGCTTCGCCGGCGAGGATTGTGGCTGCTCCATTAATAAATGCCTCGAGTGAGTCACTTGCAATGTATTCACGAGTTAATCTCGTCCAACGTGATTGATTCAACCACAATTCTTTGCCGATGTCCAATTCATATTCACAAGAGTGGGCAAGAATTATGACATTGAAGTGGTGAGTTTCAATATTAAGGATAGCATCGGGATGTTGCGAATCGAGCATATCCCGGACAGCTGTGTGCATAGCGTCAGTAAGGGTTGACTCTTCAATGAAACAACTGTTACCAGTGTAGGATGGTCCACGTACTAATGACATCAGTAGTTCGTCCTTTGTCTGAATACGTTAACTGTTGCCTTCTTCATGTAGAGAATGTAGATGTCATTGAGTGTGAACTCATACGTAGCGAACATTGCACCGAGTTGTCGCCATGCTCGATTTAAGTGTTTGGTGAAGTTCTCTTTGTCGGTCTCCATATGAGTGTTTTTCCACGGTTTGTTCTTTAGACAGTTCGCTGCGAGACCGAGCTCCATGATGATACGAAATGCGTACTGTTCAATGGGTCGTTGCCCCATTGTTTTCTGGAAACCGGGGAACGCCCAATCCTTCGGCTCAAAGTCAACGATGATAGATGCCTCGACAAGGAAGTGGAGAGCATCGGCGATCTCCTCCCATACATGCCGAATTTTTGACCTTTCATCCCATTTTTGCCGCCATTGCCACAAATCCTGGGGCACATCCTCAAGTGCTTCGGCGAGTTCTTCTGTGACACGCCAGAACATATCCTTGACCCGCATCTGGACACGGGGATCGTTAATCCCCCACGCTGGAGACGGGACAACTGCACCGTTTGCTCGTTCAATCTCTTCATATTTGTCCATGAGCGATGCTTGCTTCACATAGATATGTTTAAGCACGGGCCCTTCGGGGATCTCAATCTCGGTCGATTCTACGTCGTCAATGTTCACTGCTATACTCCTTGTTTTGTGACGAGTTGGTAACCCAGCACACAGTATCCCAATAAGTCGAGCAATGTGTCGTGGATTGATTCGCCACATTCCTCATCTCGTAATTGCTGAGTCAAATTCGCAATGCGAACAACTTTTGAGTCAATCCGAATAAACACTCCCAATACTCCCCATCGAAGAATTGGTGCACTCCCATATGCTGAGTGTTTTCGTAGTAAAAAATCAGCAAATGTGCCAATATCAAACCCCTTTTTGTCCTTTAACATCGAAACTACGATTGCACCAAACGAAATGAAGAACTCTTGAGGATTATCGAACGTAACACCCTTATGGAATGTTCTGTTTATGCTATCTGTCATCTGGAATAGCACATAATTCCCCGTCACTGGGGGATTACGATCGAGCATTTGTTCAATGACCGGAATAATGTCATCCTTTGTTTCGATTAGCAGCATTGTGTTTTCTCCTTGAGTAGTTACGTAACCACATGACGAAATCTGGGTTTTTCATGTATCCCCGTCCATCATCACGACGCGCTAAGCATCTAATCTGAACTAGCCCGCCAATTAAGTCTTTTGCAGTAATAATGTCACCAATAAAATCGCCGAGTGATTCAGGTGTGACATAACGACAATTAAGCAGTGCTTGCATAACTTTTTCTTTGCCCGTTGGTACCCACTGGTCAATGACTTTTTCAATCTCATCTGTTGTTGCCATTGTCGTTGACTGCTTGATGATTCGACTATACGTATCGTATGCTAGACTTTGTTTTGCATACGCTTCTCGTAAAAACGAACAAGCATATCGAACATGACTTGCTTGAACGATAAGTACCTCTCCCGTTTTGTCTGAACTAAATGTACGTGCAGCAACAGCTGCTGCGATCTTTGCAATCTTTACTCGGATATTCTCTCCTTGTACGAGAGGAATTGTAGCCGAGTATTTGCTTCCAAAGCGTATAGCCGAATCAATCACTGTTCGTGTTGCTTCATTTGTGAATTTGACTTGGTCGGGTTTTCGACTCCACGCCCATAGCACAAGAGCACGACACAATGAAATAGGGTATTTTTCTCCATCAGTAAGATCATCAGTGCATAAAGCATTAATAATCTCACTTGGCACTTCATCAGTGGCAACGCTTAATACAAAGTCGAATCGACTGATATCTTCGTTATTTCCCACAAGTTCACGAACTGCTTCTATACCCGTATTGTATGATCGTAATGGGCGTCCGCTTCGAGGATTTGACAACCATATCAATCGAGTGTTTGCTTGTGTTGCTTCTTTGACGATCTTTGTAATTTCGGCAACACCTTCTGATCGTACTCGTGACATTCGGCCAAAGTCATTTGGATCCAATGCAGATGCTTCATCTATAACTACAAGTCGGTTGTTATTTAATGGGATAACACCCCATGTTATAAACCACCGCTTTGATACTTGCTGTACACCCCCAACAAGCCCAGCGAACGAGCAATTTTCACCTGATGCAACTTCGCCTAGTTTATAGAATCGACATAGACGTTCAGTAACATATCCTTTCCCGCATCTTGTATCTCCAATGACCAGCACATCGAGCATTCCTCGGGAGATTTCCTCACCGTTGAACTCAAACGCTGCAACGCTATGAAACACAAGATCAACAGCAATGTGTAGATCAGGACGATACCGAATTTTTGTTACATGGCGTGATTGCCAATCTGCTATGTCGTTAAGATGTACGTTGATCTTACGTCGACCGGGCGAAAAGACTTTCAATTGCTCTCGCAATTTTTTAGTCAGTTTGAATGATTCGATTTCTCCCTGAGTGGGCACTGCACTGTCAAATAAGTGGACGGCTGTTTGATCCTTTGGGTTGGGGACAGTAACTCCTCGAAATCTGTATGATG